TCACTCTTTACCGGCTTCCTTGGATAGCTCTGATAATTTATCTTCAATAGATTTCTTCTTATCCGTAACATCATCAAACATAACAGACTGAAGAGAAGGAAGTACAAACTTAATCATATCAATATATACCCGGCAATACAATTCCGGTTTATCAATCTTATCCATCCGTTTCTGAAATTCATCAAAGTTCTTCTCCGCAAGTGATTTGATTAGCTTGCGAAGTTCCTTCTTCTCTTCACTTTGTGCACCCTTCGGACGCCCGTTAGGGTTATTTGTCTGTCCTTTCTTTAGTCCCATGCTATTCTGTTATTATCAAAATTTACAAAAACTGTTGTCTGTTAATACATAAAATTATGCAGCGAATATAAGGCTCTACTTTAGCACCATCATTTTATCAATTAACCATTTAGCTAAATAAGATATGTTAGGAAGTATTATTGGTGCAGGATTAAGTGCTGTCGGTGGTATTGTCGGTGGTATTAGTGCGAGGAAATCAATGAAAAAAGTTCAGAATTCCATTAATGAACGGAAACGTGATAATGAAGACTGGTACAATCGTCGTTATAATGAAGATCCTACTCAGCGAGCCTCAGCACAACGGATGATTACCCAGGTGAATGAATCTATAAAAAAACGCAACCAACAGGCGGCAGGAACACAAGCTGTCATGGGGGGTACAGACGAATCACTTGCAGCCGCTAAAGAAGCGAATAATCAGGCTTTGGCTGATACGATGAGCCAGATAGCAGCACAGGGTGATGCTCGTAAGGATGCGATTGAACAACAGTACATGGCACAAAAAGATAGCCTGGCACAGCAGCAGGAGCAACTTTATATGCAAAAGGCTCAGAACACTGCCGGCGCAATTCAGGGAGTGACCGGTGCCGCATCCAGTATTGCTTCCGTATTTTAAATGAGTGAATATGGATGCAAAGACGGATATATTGGGCGCCGGTCAAATAAAGACATCGCCCGAACAGCAAGCAAGGCTGAAACAGCCCTTACCGACACCTTTTTCTCCTGTACAAGCAGTACAACAAGAACAGGGGCGGCAGGCACCCCCTCAATCTTTAGATGCTCCGGAAGAGGTAAAACCGAAGCGTCTTAGTTATACGGAGATGTTTCAGATGTTAAATCCATATGAGCAAAAGACACCGGAAGAATTGGCAAAGGAAAAGAAACGTGACCGTTCCCGTCGCATTATATCAGCGATAGGGGACGGCATCTCTGCTTTATCTAATCTCTACTTTACAACTAAAGGTGCTCCGAATGCTTATACAGGTCAAAATACCCTTTCTGCTGCATATCAGAAAAGGCGTGATTCATTGAATGCCCAGCGTAATGCAGAACGTGATAAATGGATGGCCGGTTATCTTAATGCTGTCCAGATGGATGATAATATGAACTGGCGTGATAAGGTACAATCGTATAAGGAAGGACGTGATAGGCTGGCAGACAAACGGTATGAAGAAGGGCAAAAAGCAGCAGGTGCGGCAGCCGAATTAAAGCATCAGCGTGAGCTCACTATGCAGAAAATTAATCATGCTTTTCAAATGGGTATGCTAGATGCCAGAGGCAAACAAGACCTTGAAAAGCAGGCTGCCGGTGTGAAGAATCAGAAAGAATTGTTAGCCCTAGGACATAGGTATAAGTTGGAAGAGATTGCCGCCGGGAAGAAAGCTCCCGCCAAGAAAACTGATAAAAATACTAAATTCCCCAAACTGCGTTATGAAGGGCCGAATGGTGAAACTCAATATTACGACATGAATGAGGATGTCCAGGTCGCTAAGATGTATAATGAAGGAGTAAGGGCAGGGTATTTCAAGGAAATGGAAGGGAAACAACCTACTGTTAAGCAGATGAGGGATGTTATTATTGGTTCCACTGGAAAATGGAAAGAGGGAAATAGTGCGGGCTTGAATGGTAATAATGATTCCGAGGCAGGTTGGTCATTAAATGGGAATGATGAAACGGATGGTTGGTCACTACTAAAGTAAAACAGAATGGAAGATAAAAGAAAAACTGTATATGAAGTCTTAAAAGATAAGACCGGCTATAAAGATAGTTTTGAAGACTTCAATAAAATCATAGACAATGATGAGAATGCAAGAACGAAAGTGTATGATGTCTTAAAGAACAAGACCGGTTATAAAGACAGTTTTGACGATTTTAATAAGTTTCTTGGACTAGGAATGGCAGCTACTCTTCCTGTTAAGCATGATGAGGCATCACAAACTGTATTATCCGATTTTCCTGTTGAAACTGATATTCCAGGTAGTGACAACTCTTATACTTACCGGCAATATGATGCTTGGGCAAAATTAACTCCTGACGCACGTAAGACGCTCATTGGAAATTCTTCTTTCTATGATGAGGTTGAGAGACGTATTGCAGATGACAAGTTGTTGGAGAATGCAGGATTAGGTACCAAAGTTCACCCGGATAGCGTGGTGTCAGGTGGGGTGGCTCTTCCTATTGATTCAAGAATGGTTGCGGAGCGGAACTTCAAGCAAGAAATACGTGGACAATTGAATGAGCAGATTGAAGAAGGCAGGAAAGAAGCGAATACTCAGCTAGGGGAAGTGTATGATAAGGACTTTGATAAAAAGATGAAGTTTCAGCGTGACCATCCATTCCTTTCTTCATTGATGGATATGTCTTCAGGGATAAAATTCTCCCGTTCAGGAATTGATACTTCCAGTCCTCGTTATGCTAATGAAGAAGCAAAGAACTTGAATGCAACAATCAATAAACTGGATGACGCCCAAGATGTTTTAGAGGAATCAGCACGAAAAGGTAAAACGCATTTCTTTGGTGGCCTTTTGCGTGGATTGGGTAAAAAGGTATTTGATATAAGTACATGGGATGCCGGTGCAACAGACATGTTGGATACAAGTGCGCTTCTTACTGCTGCTACTGATAAAGAGTCTGGAAAGCAGTTATCGCACTCGCAAAACTTGTTGCTTGATGCCGCTGCTGTGGATATGGCGGTCGATGAAAACTTCGCCGGTGATTTAGGACGTGGATATAAGGCAGGGCAGGTTACTGCTGAATCTGTTCCATTCATGTTGGAGTTCATGATTAACCCCGCGTCAGGATTGGGAGAGACCGTCACAAAGTCAATAGTGAAACGTGGCATTCAGAAATATGGGAAAGATGCCATGAAAACCACTATCAAGAAAATTGAGATGGGGGCTGTGCGTGCAGCATCAGATTTGGCAGGGGCCGGTATTATGAGCGCGACGACCGGTTCGGGTCGGGTAGTAGCCGATACTCAGAACCGAATGATTGGTGATGTTCGGTATGACTATGATGAAAATGGCTATATACACTACGCCGATAGAGAAACCGGAGAGTCGTTGGGAACTGCTTTGGCGAAAGCTTATGGGGCAAATGTCATTGAGAACTATTCTGAAATGTTGGGTCGTTACTTCTCACCGTTTACTGATGCTATATCTGGAGTTGCTTCTCGTGGGTTAGAAAAGATTGGGTTAAGTAAAGTCAACAGATTTATCGGTGAAATTAAAGCGAGTGACTGGGGAAGGGCTATAACGGATTTTGAGAAGGGGACACAATGGAATGGAATTTTAGGTGAATATGCGGAAGAAGTAGCCGGTGGCACATTGAATGCTTTGTTCATTGGCGATCAAACACTGGATACGGATTCTGCTACGGGTGTCTTCAATCTGGATAACAATATAGATACTGCACTTGGCGTTTCTATGATGGGGGGATTTCTTTCAGGCATAAAGACTATCGGATATCGTACCCCAAAGTATAAAGCACGTAAAAGTCTGGAAAAAGCAGGTCGTAAAGCGGAAAGTGTTTTTGGCAATAGCTGGGAAGGTATCAAAGGAGATATAGAGAATGCTGATGAAAGTAATATAATATCCGTTTTATCTACTATCTATCAATCCGACGAATATAAGCCGGAACAAAAGGAAGCTGCAATTAGATATGCTTCTTCGCTTAAAAACTTTCAGGGAGCTAATCTTGCCGATCTCCGGCGAAGAACCGATGGAGATGTTAATGAAATCCAGCTACAGACAGAAAATTCTTATGATAATGGTTACGGATTAAGTACTCCTGAAGAAAGGAATGATGCAAAGATAGCTTTGGAAGGAGTCATCGGAGAAATTATGGCGAGTTATCCGGATATGACAGAAGAAGACATTATAGCAACCGTAAACAGCTATGGTAATACTCCCTCAGAAATATTGTCGTATCTGAGTAATGATGAAAATGGAGAGTTTTCCCCGGAGTACATATACCAAGTTACCAGCTATTTGAATGCCAAAGCTCAGTATGACGGAGTAATAGATAATGTACGTGACGGCATGGAAGGTGAGATTGAAAGCCAGGTAGATTATATCACAAAGAATACACATTCTGATGGTAATATATATAATGCAACTTTGAAAGTGGATGACAGGCGTGTATATGTAACTGGTGGAAACATTGTCATGGGAGAGGATGGAGTTGTTGATCATCAACAATCTGACAAAAGCATTGTCATTCGTGATGCGCAGACCGGTAAACTGGAAATGATTGACGTGCATGATATTCAGAACATGCAGCCGGGAGTCAATGCGGAACAACATAAGACTCAAATAGCAGAGCAGATAAAACAGGATTATGTTGATAAGGCTGCTGCTGAAATTAATGGTGTGCTTCCCTTTAATCCAGGTGATACTTATAATATACTAAATGCAGAAACGGGTGCCAGGGAAGAACTGGTAGTCCAGCAAGTAGAAGGTGACTTAGTGACAGTAACCGGTGTTGATGGCAAAGAGGTACAAACTACTAAAGAAGAAGTTCAGACTCTTGTTGACCGGGAAAGAATGCTACGATTTAAAGAACAGTATCAGAAGGAAACTCTTTCCCGGCCAACAGGAAAGAAAATACTTGATGATGGCAGAATTATTTCTGCTACCTCAGCCAATGAATCGGAAGTATCCTTTGATATTTTGGATCAGACTGGTAATATTGTTGATAGTGATATAATGCCTCGTGATGAATATGATTCTCTGCGTGAAATCGAGTCGGGAACAGAAGAGGAACTGGGAGATGATGGTCTTCCTGTAGAGACAGATGAGCCTTTGTCTGAAAATCCTATTATTCCTGAGCAAGATATAATAGAAGAGAATAGTGCAAATGAAAATAATATGCAGGCTCTGGCCGGATTACCACAAGAGACGGAAGCAATGCCGGTACAGGAAGAGGTGGCTCTGGGAACGCAAGAAAATGCGGTATCGACACAAAAAGGAATGGATGAAGCTCCTGTGATTCCTGTTGATGAAAAAGGAAATCTTCAATACCATAAGGTACCGATTGAAATGACTATTGATGATATTACTTCTCCGGTAGAAATGGATGGTGAAGTTTATAATCCTACAGAAGAAGAGGTTACTGGAATTATAACAGCTAATAAAGGTGAGGCTATTAAACTTTATGAGAAATTAAATAGTAAGCCTCCCAAAATAGGAGCAAACAAAACAAAATACTTTGCAGAGAAGAAACAATGGAATGAACAGGTTGCTGATGCGAAGAAACAAGTTGATTACTGGAATGAAGTTGAAGCACATGTGAAAACTCTTTATGAGAAACCGGGTGATACCACGGCTAATGAAATTAAGGCCATGGGTGAACCTATGAATGGCGAAGAACTAGCGGCTATGATGTTGGGAGCCGGTAAACTGCCTCTTTTGCATGGTGAATATAAACGTGAGACAGGTTTTGGCAATATGGATGCTAAAAATATGTTTGGTTTGTTTGCTTCTAAAGAGAAAGGTGGAATGACTATCGAGCAGGCGGGAGAACAACTGATGCTTGCAGACCTGGAAGCTGGAACCAATTTCTTTGATCAAAATGATCCGAATGCAGGGCGGAATGCAATTATTGATGTGCTGTCATCTGCCCGTACCCGTAGCGGACTGATTAATTACATAAAGAGTAATAGGGAAGCCATGGCGGAACGCGAACGGCAGGCGGAAGCTGAGGCTGACGAATTGGCGAAAGAGCAGTGGTATCAAGATAATTATCATATGACACCGGAAGAGTATGAGCTTTGGGACCAAGGAGAATTATTCGCTGAATCAAATGTGATTTCAGATGAGGAATACCAAGAATTTATGTCTAACTTTGTGGATGAAATACTAAATGAACAGGAAAATGACAGAAGAACATCGCAAGAAAGTGGAAGCAGCATTGCAGAAAGTGAAAGCAATGAGCAAGAAGGAGTATCTGGAGTACGCGAACCAGGCAGCTCAGTTCTGCAAGGAGAAGAATCTGTTTCAGCCGGGACAATTGGAAGAACTGAAGAAGAATCCGGCCAAGTTGATGCAAACAGTGGTACTGAACATGACACTTTACAAAGTAGCCCATCCGGAAGAGAATTAATATCGCCTTCCCGTAATCAGGAAAGCGTTCCTGACACTTATGTCCCTTCCCGAATGGAAGGAGAATCGTTGTTAGATTATGCCGGTCGTGTTAATGATGCCCACGCATTGCATAAGGAAGAGCAAAAAGTAGACACTAATCCTACAGATGCTCAGAAAGAAGCTGGAAATTATAAGAAAGGCCATATAAAGATAGATGGATTTGATATAACGATTGAAAATCCGAGAGGTAGCGAACGCAGTGGCGTGGATGCTGGCGGTAATGCATGGAGTGTTACCATGAACAATACTTATGGCTATATCAGAGGAACAGAAGGTGTAGATGGTGATCATATAGATGTGTTCCTGGGAGATTCCGGTAATGGCGTATATGTTGTGGATCAAGTGAATGAAGATGGTTCCTTCGATGAACATAAAGTCATGTACGGTTTCGCATCAATGGATGAGGCGAAAGAAGCGTATTTGTCTAATTATTCTTCGGGATGGAAAGGACTTGGAAATATCACTGGCGTATCTAAGGAAACATTTAAAGAATGGATTGATTCTTCTCATCGTAAAACAAAACCATTTGCTGAATACAAAATAGTACAGGAACATGTAAATCTTAAGTCCGGTAAGACTGCCTTAGACGAGGAAGATGCTGTTTATCGTTTCCGTGAAGAAAAGTCTATATCAGAAGAGCAAAGTATCATTGAACATGCAAAAGCTAATGGAACATATTTAAAAGCTCCAAATGGTAAGCCAAGTGAACTTAATGAAAAGCAGTGGGTACAGGTACGTACTCAGGCATTCAAAAATTGGTTTGGAGATTGGGAAAACAATGCAGGTGAATCTTCTAAGATTATTGATGATAATGGTGAGCCATTAGTCGTATTCCATGGGACACCATTACGAAGAGAGCAAATAACACCTAATCGTGGATGGCAAAAAGACGGAATAACTTATGTATCCCAAGAGGCACCTTTTCATACTTTTATGGGCGGTGAATATAGTGGTATGATATTTACGAGTGTGGATGCAGTGAAAGCACAAAGTATTGCAGAAAAGCGTGCAATGTCAATTCCTGATGATGAGAATGGAAAAGAGCAATGGACTGAAGAAGGATATGTTTATGATTTGTTTGCCAACATTAGAAAACCATTTTCATTATCTTCGGACTACGAATCGGTTTTAGCTTTATTTGATGGTAGAATTCCTACACTAAGTTTTATTGGTGGGAAGGGAGAAATAGTGTCATTGGATGAAGCAAAGTCAATTTTAAATAGTCAGAATAGCTGGTTGGTTACAGAGACACCAGAATTTGTGAAGAAAATCCAAGAGTTAGGATATGACGGTCTAATAGGAATGGATGAAGGTGTTAAGTATGTTGCCTGCTTTGTGCCTAACCAGTTGAAGGATGCATATGATAATACAGGTGCGTTTTCTTCTCAGAATGATGATATCCGCTTTCGTGAGGTGAAAGAAAAGGATGGGAGCAAGTCTCTTGTGGGACTGCATAATATCAGCGGAGATAAGTTGAGGAAAGCGTTGAAACTTGGCGGCTTTGCTAATCCGAGCGCAGCGGTGATTGATATAGATAAACAGTCACATGAAGGATATGGTGAGATTTCATTGGTTTTACCTTCTTCCATGGTAGCGAAGAGCACAGGGCGCAATGCCGGTACATTTAGTGGCGACGCCTGGACTCCTACTTATCCGCAGATAGAAAGGCAGTTTAACGATGAAGGTGGTAAACGTGTCTATGATGACATATCTAAATTGCCGAAAGAGATGCAATCGGATGTGCGTTCTGCATGGAACGGTTATATGGAAGGACGTGACGCTAACGCGCTTGCTTATCAGTTTCTATATGAGAAGGGCGAAGCGCCTGAACTTAGAAAAATAGAGCCAGTATTTTCTGAGGACATTCGGAAGAAGATAACAGAGGTAGATGCGATTGATGATTACGATGAACGCAATGCTGCCATTCTGAAGGCATATATAGATGAAAAATTCGACGGGGACAGGACTAAGTTTGAAGAGTATATAGAAACAAGAAAACGCGTATTACAGCAAAAGATAGATGAGAACCCTACTCAGAAAGGATTTGTCTATAGGAGAGCGGTAGAAAACCTTAAAGATATAGAGGAAAATGGATATGAGTATAATTCCGTCAAAGGGTTCTATGATGAAGTAATGTCGGATATACGTAAATCCGGTGGCATTGACACTTATCAGACTGTGCGGGATGTTCAGGAAAAAATCAGTCAGTCGGCAGAGTTAAGTAAAGAGTATGATGAATGGAAAGAGAACCTTGCGGATAAGTATGGCATTAAAGAGGTTCTCTTTAAGGGTTATACTCCAAGTGGGAACAGGGTTTATCTTCCACATACTTTGGAAAATGTGTCTAAAATGATGAGACAACAAGGTTTGGCGGGTGCGACAGGCTGGGGCGGGTCATTCTCCAAGTTCGCGGCAGGACTGATGAAACCTGTTGGTACATTGAACGGAATTCGTCAGCAGAAAGGAAAGTTGACCACTAACCATGAAGAAATAGAAGCGTTCAGGGAGAAATGGGAAAAGGTTTATTTCGATTTGGGACTCAAACTCAATCCGGATGCAAGTGCTTTTGATGATACCGGGTTGTATCGTGTAGAGGAAATTGCCACCAAACCCAATTCCCGAAGTTTTGCGAAACGTGAGTATGGAGTGGAGTTGTCTGATGAAGATGTACGGCAGTTGTCTGATATGGTGGCTGCTATCAGAAATGAGTATCCTGCTATGTACTTTGAAACAAAATTCGAACGTCCGGTCTATCTGAATGAGTTTGCGGCTGCTGTGGTTCCTGACAATGCGAGTGAAGATCTTGTGGATGCCATGAATGGGGCTGGAATAAAAGTGTTTACCTATAAAGCGGGGGATGAAACATCAAGAAATGAAGCTGTAGAGAATGCGTCACATATTAATGGTGTGAGATTCCGAGAGGATTCTATGAAGACATATCATGGAAGCGGTGCGGAGTTTGATAAGTTTAATTTGTCACATTCCGGTGAGGGTGAAGGCGAAAGCATGATTGGAAAAGGAATATACACGACCCGGGACAAACGCATAGCCGAGGAATATGCCGGCGTAGCTGGTAATAGGGAAATAGCTGGCAGAAAGCATCTGTATGAGGTTGAGATTCCCGCTGACAACGGTGGGAACTATTTGGACTATGACAAAGTGTACGATGCCGCGGAGATGTCTGAAATAGCCGGACGGTTGCATGATGCAGGTGTGGACGTGGACTTTGGCAGGTATTTTCATGACGGAAAGGCTAACGGGATGAATCTGTATATGGCGATGGCATGGAATATGCCGGAAGGTGTGGATGTGAACCGTGTTTTGAGTGATGCCGGTTATGTGGGGTACAAATATAGTACCCGGCATGACTTGGGAGGAAAGGAGAAGCGTTTTCCGAAGAAGAGCTATGTGGTATTTGATGAGAGCCATGCTACTATAACCGGACATGAGCAGATTGTGTCTGAGATTGAAAAGATATCCGATACTCTCCATACGCCTGTGAAAATAGTCCGTGGCTTGGACGAATTGCCGGAAGGTGCGGTGCGCAAGGCTATCGAGAAAGGTCGGAATGTGAAGGGATGGTTTGACACTAAAACCGGTGAGGTGGTAATATACTTGCCTAATGCCAAGGGAGAAGAGGACGCAAAGGCTACGTTCCTTCATGAGATAGTGGGTCATAAGGGATTACGTGCGTTGTTTGGAGAAAAGTCGTATGATGATGAGATGGTCAGAATATACGGTCAATTACCTGTTGAAGTAAGAAAGAAAGTAGCTGATGGTGCCATACGTGAATATGGTGGTGATATAGCCATTGCCATGGATGAATTTCTTGCAGAGCAAGCAGAAAGGAATGAGATTCCTTCATGGTGGGATAAGGTTGTCTCATCGTTCAGAGATTTTCTTCGGAAGATGGGAATATCACTGGAGTTATCAGATAATGATGTCAGGTATCTGCTTTGGAGAAGCCGGAAGAATCTGGAACGGAATAATCCGTTAGAGATTGCCGCTGATGTAGATATGAGAAATAGACTTGGAATTGGTGAACCTGGAACTCGTGCTGAGCGATTCCGTGAAACTACAGATACCAACGGAGAAGATATGTTTGCTGAACTTCCGGATGAGAATCCGGTGCCGAATCCGTCTTTGCTAGATGCGTACAAGAAAAGGATATTTGAGTTAAATGCCCGTATTTCTTCCTTGGAACGTAAGATTGATTCTCATATAACTGCTGAAGAGTTGTCTAATGAAGTTATTGAAGAAATTAAAAAGGAGATTGGTTCGGATATAATCAGTGAGATAGGGAAGGGGGAACTCAGTTCGCTTTTGCTTCAGGTGAAAAACGCGAAAACGAAGAAATCCCTTGAAAAGATTTTTATGAATGTAAAGAGGATTGCCTTGTCCGCCCAAAGCCGTAAACTGCAACGTATGATGGATAAGATGCTATCTCTGAAGGTGCAAGATGTAAATGGCAAAAATATGTCTATTGCAAAGAATGTCGATGATAGTACAAGACGTATTTTCTCATTCATTCGAGGTAAGTTATCTGATATAAAAAAATCTGGATTGGAAGATGATATTTTATATCTCAAAAGGGATAACAGGAAGCAACAGGAAGAAATAAGGCGTTTGGAAAGAACCATTCGGGATGCTAGTGATATTTCCGTTAAAGATGAGGCTTTGGCCGCTATTGAACAATCAAGAAGGATTATCGAAGAGAATAAGGGGCGTATTCAGGAACTTCGGGATGAAAAGGATGAGCTTGAAAAGCAAATAGCTGCTTCTAGTGATATTGATGTGGAAAAAGAAATGTCCGCTCTGAATGAGAAGATGGACAGGGCAGCCCAAGGGGAAACAGTATGGACTCAGGGAGATAGTGAACGAATGGCGGCTTTGAATATCATTAGCGGACAAATAATGAATAAGAGCCATGATTTTGAAATACAGTCCATAGAATTGGATATTCAGCAGAGGCTTCTGAATAATTCTAATTTATATAAGGATAGGATGAAGGAACCTTCGGAAAACAAACGGCGCCAAATAAACAATATTATCAATGAGAATAGACGTCAGGTAGTAGCCCTGGAAAGGTTGATTAATGATACGAGGGCTATGCAGGTGAAGCAGCTTCAAATGACCATTGAACAACTGGAAGAATTAATCTCTAACGGTAAAAACAGTCTTCTACGTCGAACAGAAGAGGAAGTTAAGAGAAAATGCCGGCTTATTGGTAAGGCCATCGAAACTGTAGATGGCAAACCAATAGACATATATGATAAGAAATCAACAGAAGAAGGTGTGTTGAAGAAATTTTTCTCAGCTCCTTTAGGAAGTTTCGAGTATATGTGTAAGCGAGTGAATACAAAAACGCTGGGCAAGGATGGTTTTTTATATAAATACTTTGTTGCCGGTAAAGATGGAGTGATGAAAGCGTATGATACTTATGTCCTTGGCATGGAAGAGTTACGTGACCGTCTTGATAATAAATCAAAAGAGATATTTGGGAAAAAGTACGATGAAGTCTGGACATTGAGTGATAAGACTGTAAACAGTTCCGGTGTTCATATCGTCGATATTAAAAGTAAAATAGACGGTGGGTACGGAGTGAAATACGAAATCCCATTAAGCAAGGGGCAGGCTATGTATATATATCAGGTCTGGAAAATGAATGATGGTCGTACGAAATTGGAGATGCAAGGTTTTGACGAAGAATCTATCGTTGAGATAAGAGACTTCATCGGCAATGATTATATCAAATTTGCAGACTGGATACAGGAAGAACTTTTGCCGGAACTCCGCGAAAGATATAATGCGAAGTATCTTGATATGTATGGAACATCTTTAGCGGATATCAAAGATTATGTTCCTCTTCGGATAGTGAAGAAGTCTACCCGGCAGGAAAGTGACTTGTCTGAAGATAAAGAGCGTAGAAAGACATTGGAAGAACGTGCCGGCAGCTTGATAAAACGTGTAGTAAATACGCGGCCCGTTGATATAACAATGAATGCATTCGATGTCTTGTTTGACCATGGCAGACAAATGGAAGAATGGAATGCTTATGCACGTGTCCGCAGAGATTTGGATGCAGTACTAAGCAATACAACTTTCAGAAATCAGTTGGATGCAAATTCAAGAGGCAGTTTTCATAATTTCTACGATGCGGCAGCGGTGGCGACCAAAACCTATCATCCGGATCAGAACAAGTTTATGGATGAAGTTTTGGGTAAGTTATCCAAGGGCATAGTTGGTGGAAATATAGCATGGAGACTTAGTACCGCTTTAAAACAGGTGCTTTCCGCACCAGCTTTCTGGGGATACTCTCAAAGTCCGATATATATGAAGTCATTGCTTGTTAATGCCGCGAAGATGCCTGTAACCTTTAAATGGTGTATGGAGAGTATTCCATCATTCAGGGAAAGAGTATTCCAGGGTACGGCAGGTAATGAGAAGCTGGAAGAGGGAAGTATCAGTAAGTATCTTGATAAATATATCGAGACCGGTATGATTCCTAACAAGCTGGTGGATGCTGTCACTTGTTCTATAGGAGCCAAATCTATCTATGACTATAGATATGGACAGTTGGTAAAACAGGGACTTGCTGAGGATGAGGCGCGTAATCAGGCATTGATGGATGCTGATATTTATTATAATCAAACACAGCAATCTTCTCATCCGGCATTTCTTTCCCCAATGCAGATGAGCCGTTCAATAATGGACAGGATGATAACTACCTATCAGAATTCTAATATCGGTTATGTTAGAAAAGTATTGGCTGCTTATTATGATCTGACGCGCTCCTTGAAATGGAAAGAACTTCAAAAGAATTATACAGATATGTATGTGCAAGAAGGTATGAATGAAGATGAGGCTTCCAGTAAGGCATACAGGAAGCTGCTGAATGAGAATAGGAAAACAGCTTTCGAGGCCGTTTTGTTTGCCTGGGGAATGAACCTGTTATGGAATATTGGCAGCAAAGGCCTGCTTGGCTTTTTTGTAGGAGATGGGGATGATGACGATAATGATTTGGCTAAAGGAATATCTTTCTTCCTTACCTCTCCGATAAAAGGTATGCCAGGCGGTAATTTACTGGAGTCAATAGCCAGTGGATATGGCATGAATCCTCTTCTTGTTTATGATGAACTTGACAAGTTTATGAAGGAAGTCAAATTTGCTGTTGATGAATATGGTTTGATTAGTCCGGAGATTACTTTCAGTACAATGGAAAAAGTCTCAAGGTACGGTGGCGTGGACTTGGAAGTTCTTGGTAACATCTATCTAGGGGTTGAAGGATTGGTTCGTGATGGGGCATTAAGTGATGATAAGATGATAGACTTCATGTATATGCTTAATTCACCCAAGAGTAACCGGGCTGCTGTGGCGAAAGAACTGTATAAGGATGAATCGGTAGCAAGTTTTGCTGAGAAGGTTGCTAGGGCAAATAAATACATATCCAAACATGATTCATGGGAAGGATGGGTGCCGGGAACCAAGGATTTGACCAAACGTAGAAAAAAGGATATTGAAAAGGAGTATGAACGTTTTCACATGACGGACGATGAAAAGAAGTCCGACGATGAAAAGAAGATTGCCGATAAACATCGTCGGAAACTGAAAGAGTTGGATGATGACCCGTTTGCATTGGCTGATTATATTGATAGTCACAAAGAAGAGCATAAGATATACCGTAAGTATTATTAATCACTTCCCCGCTATGATGGCGGGGAGTTTTCATTTTACACTGTTAATACATAAAATAGCCGGTTACGGTTCGATTGGTAGATTTGTCCAAAAACATAGCTATGGCAAAAAAGAGAAAACTTGTACCTTTATCAAGGCTGACAAATAAAGAACTGGATTCAGTAGCTGTTGAGAAACGGCACTATGAAGACAGGAGAGCTTTTGATGTATTGTTGCAGGCGCAACAGTATTGGAATAACCTTAGTAATTTCCGACGTGAGAGAGAACGGAATAAAAACTACACATTTGGCAAACAGTGGTCTGATATGGTTACTGTGGATGGTCAAACGATGACTGAGGAAGCATATATCCAGTCACAAGGGAGTATTCCTCTAAAGAATAACCTTATCCGTCGCTTAGTCCGGAACGTTCTTGGTGTGTATCGCAGCCAAAGCAAAGAACCGACTTGTGTTGCCCGTGACCGGGATGAGCAGCGTTTAGGTGAAACGATGAGCACCATCCTGCAATACAACTGGCAACTGAATCGGATGCAGGAAGTTAATTCAAGGACATTTGAAGACTTCTTAATAGGCGGAATGATTGTACATCGCAAATGGTGGGGATGGAATAATGATAAATGTGATTGCTGGACTGATTATGTCAATCCCAATAATTTCTTTGTTGACAATGCCATGCGTGACTTCCGTGGATGGGATTGTTCTTTTATAGGTGAAATACATGACTTATCCTTTGAGAAAGTATGTCAGACGTTTGCTGATACTCCGGCAGATGTCGCGCGTCTGAAAGAGATATATCATGATGCCCGAAATAAGAAATATGTAATTGCCAACTGCCAGCAGTTTGGCCAGTCTTCCTTGAAGAATATAGATTTTATGTGCCCTTATGATACGACAATGTGTCGTGTTATAGAAATATGGAGAAAAGAGAGTAAACCGAGGTATCGTTGCCATGATTATCTGAATGGGGATTATTATAAAATAGATATTGAGGATTACCATCAAATGGTCGAAACAATCAATGAAGAACGAGTTCAGGAAGGTTTGGCGGCAGGTATGGAACGTGAAGATATTCCTCTGATTAAAGCAGAGTGGTTTATGGATGACTACTGGTACTTTTATTTTCTTACTCCTTTCGGGCAGATTCTTCAAGAGGGAGAAACACCGTTTGAACATAAAAGTCATCCATATGTCTTTAAAATCTATCCTTTCATTGATGGCGAACCCCATTCATTTGTTAGTGATGTTATTGACCAGCAGCGGTACGTGAACCGACTGATAACATTGTATGACTGGATAATGCGTGCCTCTGCTAAAGGCGTATTGTTATTTCCAGAAGAATGTCTGCCGGGAGATAAATGTATGGAAGATATTGCGGAAGAATGGGCGCGCTTTAATGGAGTCATTGCGATAAAAGCCAAACCGGGTGTTGAAATGCCTAAACAAGTTAGCAATAATGCAACCAATATTGGTATCCACGAATTATTAAATATACAGCTACAGTTTTTTGAAGATATATCCGGTGTAAGTGGCGCGTTGCAAGGTAAGCCCGGATATGCAGGAACGAGTGGAAGTAAATACGCACAGGAAGCACAGAATGCAACGACGTCATTGCTGGATTTATTGGATTCTTTCTCTATGTTTATCATTGACAGTGCTTATAAGGATGTAAAGAATATACAGCAGTTTTACGATTCCAAACGTGTGTTTAATATAGCCGGAAAAACAGGTACCCAAATTGAATATGATCCTAAGAAGGTAAGAGATGTGGAGTTTGACTTGTCTATAACTGAAAGTGCCAATTCTCCTGCATACAGAACATTGGCGAATGACCTCCTAATGGAAATTTGGAGAGCCGGACAGATTTCACTGGAACAATTACTCAAACATGGTGATTTTCCATTCGCCGATGATTTGCTACAAAGCGTTCAAAGTCAACAGGAGCAAATACAAAACGGGCAGATACCAGGTGCTTTGTCACCCGAACTGAAAGCACAGGTACAGCAAGGTGCAAATATGCAGGCTGTAAATATGGCTAGCCAGGCAATAAAACCTGCTGCATAATAAATGCTCCATTGTCGTAGAATGGAGCATTTATGAGAAGCGGCTATTACGCCGCTTTCTTTTTGTTTGTCTGCTTCCGCTGCTGTGCTTTGTCTTTCTTGGCCAATGCTTTCAAATAGGAAAAATATTGCTCTCTTTTTCTGGTCAGGTATTCTTTGGTGATGAAACCGTCACCGTTTTTGTAAGGTGTGAAATAAAAACATTCACGGATCATGTCGTTCACGTTAGCTTGCCGGGAAATGTAGCCTTTCTGTTTGAGCTTTCTGAAAACTCTCCTGTCGGTTACAACCAAGTCTTTTCCATTACCTGCTATTACATAATAGCGCTCTCCGGTTCTTTCGTGTTCTGAATCAGCTTTTTTAATAGCATAATACCAGCGTGTGTAAGCTACAAGTTTTTTGAAGATGTTCATAATTCAATGATTTTACGTTTTACAAATAATATTATAATCTCTATATGGTAGCCGCTGTTTGCGGTTTTTTTCGTTTATAGGATGATGTACGCCTTGGCCGTCTGATTATTCTTGGTGTATCCATTTCACGATAACAGATATAAAGCCCTATGGCTCGTGTCATTAATAAGTCATCATGTTTACCAATGATTGCACCAAATGCTCCATTAGGTTTTCTTTCATAAGTCAGATATTCATCCAGGCACCGTTTGTCCCGTTCAACATAAAGTCCTTCGCGTATTACCATGACTAGCATGGAGATGATCATTGGTTTGGTTTGTACATTGGTATGGAATCCGTATTTGACAGGAACCCCTTCGCGTATCTCTTCTTCTGATCTCCGGCGTGCATAAAGGTTATCATATACATCCTTAATCTGATTGAGGATGAATGATGTCTGGTCACCGTCTACCTGTCTTTCCTTGTCTTTGGTTTCGAGGGTGTTTGATTCAATAACCAGTAGTGCATTATCATAGAATTTGGCGATTTGTGCTGCTTTCCATGCCAGTAAGTCATGGTCTATGTGTCCATACCATTGTGCTACAATAATTGGTTTTCCACCATTTTCCATCATCCATGCGCGGTCATATACGGCAATTACAGACCAGTCAGCCTTGTTGGAGCGGCCGCCAATATCGACAACAACAAGGTATCTGTTTGTAATATACTCTTCATCATCAATCTCAGGGAGTGCCCATATCCATAATAATCCTTGCTTGTCTTCTGAGAATCTAAGATCTTTTAGCGCATCTTTGCCACTAATGGAATCCCCGTAAATATCACCGATATATTTGGGGGCTTTACATCCTTTCTTAAAGTTCTCTACTTTGTATTCATCAAAGACTTTGGCACCTGAATGTTTGAATGCTTCTACGTCATCAGATGGATATTCGGCAGCCATATCAGCATGGTCATTGTATTTTTTCCGTTCAATGATATACCAGGATATGGCTTCAAATGTAGCTCCCATATTCCATAATTTCCAGTAGTATTGACCAGATTCGGAACGGTTGTCCGGTGAATTGGCATTGTTACGATTTACCCAGAGCCAAGTCGCAAGTTTTTCATAATCATCTACCGGGAGAGAGTAACGTTCTATTTCAAACCATGCGACAAATAATGAATCAAACTGGCTTTTTCCGTTCTTGGCGGCATCATATTCTTCCTGGAAGAAGTTTCCTGTGCCGTTTGCTGTTGATTCATAAACAATCAATGTTAATGGTTTAAGTGATGTGCCGGCACAAGCGGATCGGATAATTGCTTGCGGTGTTTTCCCCTCTGTCTTTTTCCAGAAAGCAACTTCGGTGCAGTGTACAAGTGCCGAGTCGCCACCGCGTGCAGAATCAGGTCGTTCGGCAGAGCCTATCTTTATCTTGCAATTTCGTTGGGGGATATAGTTAATGTTTTGGGTGCCATTCACACCTACCTGTTTTGACTCTTTCTCATTGTAAGCATCTCCTTCGTCATGAAGCATCCAAAGAGGATAAGCATCAATTAACTTGTCGAACATTCCTTTTACTTCGGCAGATGCATCCTTTACATGTGCTACAATATTAGAGTTCCATCCAGTGATATGTATGAGCTGCAACCAAGCCATGTATATTTGTGTGGCCGTTGAGCCACCCCATTGGCGGGCTTTCAGGAGTATCAGGCGTATCGGTTTTCCTGCGGTACGCATTTGTTCCAGTTTCTCTATCAACTTGCGTTGAGGACGGTTGAGACGGAATGGTATGTCGTCTCCACCATCTTTGTTCTTTATCTTGGCAAATGTATATGCCCAAAAAGGAAAGTCGTATTTACAGCGTATGCGTATAAACTGACGAATTACTTTTTCTCTGTCATCTATGGATATTTCTTCATCATTGTCTTCATCATCATACAGGGATTGTATGAAGCCACTTATTCCATTATTCTCTATGAGTTGATGAACCAAAGGGACTTTCATCATATCTTTGGGAAGCCACATGTCTTTGATTGGAAAATCGTCCATATGAACTTTAGTCCGTTCAAGAAATGAGCCTTCTCCGGTTACAGGATTAAATATACGATGAATATCCTTGTTTCTTCGGAGATTCTCTTCAATGAGTTGTCTAATCTCCGGTTTCATACTTTACAGGTTTATTAAGCCATCCTACGATAAAGCCAATGCAGTAGCAATATAAATGAAGCCGGGCAGCGGTTCCAGGAAAGAGAAAGCCTATGAATATAAAAACTAATATCCAGCAATGGTATAGCTTTGTATGAAGTACTTGATACCAAATGATTCCCATGAGAGAGAAGCACATGCCGGACAAACCGACAGTGGGGATATCTCCATAGAAAAAGGGGGATGCTGATATAAGATATGCGGTAACCAAATGCCATATTCGTATCTTGTATGTAGTTGTGATACCCCAAAGATTCCACATGTTGATTAATAGATGCCAGATAGATATATGGAGAAATTGATATGTGAAGCGGGCATACCAATTCATTCCTTCATACATTCCGAACGTGGAAGGTGATGCACCGGATATATACAATATAGCGGTTGCTATAGTTAATAAAAGAGGTGCTGTAATTTCTTTTTTCGTTCTTCTAACCATTTTTTCTTTATTCGGCAAATAATAATCTTGGCACTTTCCGGTGTAAGGTAGAATTTGGGTGCAGGAGTATTGACTACCTCACATACCAAATCATTCAGTGAACGTTTGGGGTTGGCAGTCCGGAGCTTTTTTACCCGATGGAATATCTCGTTGAACATCTCGATTTTCATGGGTTTCATCCCGTTGATAGATTCACCACGAAACATTTTCCCAATGATGATAGCAGCTCTTGATTCACTGACCCAAAAGCGGGTGGAAGAGGTGTTTACAGTCTTTGAGAGCACATCAGGAAGGTGTATCTTATTGCAGCTTTCCAACTGATCACGGTATGCTTTCATAAGTTCCCTGTCTCTTTGTTCGGCGTATTCAAAATCGCATCCTTTAGTTTTCATGTCCCTTATATATCAATCGGTTATCTCTGATGTTCCCTTACAAATTTACTAAAAGGCGGTTAATAGATAAAGTTTTTAGGTGGAACCGGGTAAGTACATTTGCGTATGTGTAATTCATTTTAGTACCGAATAATATGGAAAATGTTGAAGAACAGAAAGTTAAAAGTAAAAGAGATTCCCTTTTAGAACGTCTGAGAGGTAAATATCCTGATATGCCGCTTGCCGACGATGAAGAATTGTACGGCAGAATTAACGATGATTACGATGAATTGGAAAATGGCATTAACGGTTATAAAAAGCGTGAGGAAGAGCTTTCTAATATGTTCGCTGCCGATCCACGTTCTGCTTCATTTCTGACTAGCTGGAGAAAAGGCGGTGACCCGACTATAGAACTTGTACGTCAGTTTGGTAGTGAGATAAAAGACGCTCTTGATGATCCGGAGAAGATGGAAGCCATTGCTGAAGCTAATAAGGAATATGTGGAAAGAGTGGCAAAATCAAAGGAACTGGATGAGCAATATGAGAAGAATCTGAGCCAGTCTCTTTCTGATTTGGAAACATATCAAAAGGAAAAAGGCTTTAGCGATGAAGAAATAGACAAAGGAATGGAAATTCTTTCTTCCATTGCCAGTGATTTCATTTTGGGCAAGATTACCCCGGAAACATTGGAGATGGTTTTCGCTGCATTAAACCATGATGCTGATGTCGAACAGGCGGCTATTGAAGCGGAGACAAGAGGTAAAAATACTAAGATTGAAGAGAAACTTCGTAAGGAAAAGCCACAAAATGGAATGCCGGCAAATCTAAGCGGAAAGAACAATTCGCCTAAAGTACCGCAAAAGAAACAAGACTTAGGGGTTTTGGACAGATATGATGACAATAATGCAAATATCTACGAGCGTGGTGGTGAGAGACGGTATTCAAGATAATACAAATGAATTAACTGATTATTAATCAAATAATTAATTGAATTAAAAATGAAAAGTAACTTTAAATTTCTTGTAGGCTTGATGCTTACATTGGTCGCACTTTTTACAGGTGCACCTGGTCATGTGATGATGGCTGATGCCACAAATCTTCCAGATGCTGGTGTTACGGCTTCCGGGGATGGAAATAGTGGCTCCCCTGGTGGTATAGCTACTGAGACACAAGGTCGAGAGGATGGTGATGCTGAACTATATACGAAGGATATTGATAAGCGTATTATCAAGATCCGCCCGATGGCTACGCCTATTGATCAGATTTCACGTTATGCAAAAGCACAGTCTTCTGATTCGTTCGAAGTAAAGTACTATTCTGTTGGTACACGCCCTATTAAGACTACGTTGAAAGCAGATATAGCTAAACAGATTTCAGGTGCCAGTGTGAAACTGGAAGTGGATGATCCTGCCATGTTTACATTAGATGATACTATTCGTGTCGTAGGAGTACCGGGATATGATGAAAAAGGTGCAGATATAACAGAACAGGATTTGGTATTATGTGTATGTGGGCGTGATCAAAGTACTAGCATGCCTATTGTTTTTGCAGTGAATGGGGTAGCAGATGGTAATAAGCAAACTATTTGGTTGCCGGCTATTGCCAAGGGGGTTACTCTTGTAAGAATGGGAAAGGCTTGTGGAGAGCTGGATGTACAGACGGGACGATTCAACAATATTCCTACTGCTGAGATGCAATATTGCCAGAACTTTATGATTCAGGTAGAGCAGTCTACATTTGATAAAATTGCTGCAAAAGAAATAGATTGGGGATTTAGCGATATAGAAGAAGATGGTATTTATGATATGAGGCTGGCACAGGAAAATACATTCTTGTTTGGTGTTAAGAGAGCAATCAAACACGTTACAAAGGATGGTATGATTACTTGGTTTACTGGTGGCATCTGGTGGATGGCCGGTAAGGATATTGAAGTGGGAGAATGGAATGCAGAGAAGCAATGTGCCGAAATTTCTGACGAAAACCTGGTAGATATTACGAAGGATCTATTTGTAGGGACAGGAATAGGTAATAAGCGAAAGATTCTGTTGTGTGGAAGCGATATGTTATCTGCCTTTTCTAAGATTAAGAGTGAGAAGTTCCGCCTGAAAGATACTGTTGAAGTATGGAATCTAAAATTTAAGAGCTGGGATACGGATTTTGGAGAAGTACTTACTATTCATCATGAATTATTTGATGCTAATGGTATGAGTGATTGTGGGTTTGCCATGGATCCTGAGTATTTGACTAAAAAGACTCATGTATCTTGGAGCCGTAACATTCTTGATTTGAAGAAGGCTGGAGTACGTAACACTGATGCTGTTGTGATTCAAGAAGTAGCTTGTTTGTATTTACGTTATGCGAAAGCACATGCCCGCATGAAGCTTGCACAAGCTCCCGCTGCTTAATTAATAACATCAATAAAGGGAGCAACTTCATTACGGAGTGCTCCCTTTTTATTTAAATAATAACTTTATGGAAACAAAGACATATTATTCAAAATCAGATATTTCTATTAGTGTGTTAGTCGGTGAAAAAAGTGTTCATTTGAGTTTTACTCCTACTAGTGGCGGTGGTAGTATATTCATTACCAGTGATAAGAATATTCAGATTGCGATTGAGAAGCACCATAACTTTGGTCGTTTGTTTAAATTACGTCCGGAAGAGTTCTCAGAGAAGCCTGCTGAAAAAAAGAAGAAGGGCAAAGTGAATGAATCAACGGTAGATGAAACAGGTGCTGATAAAGATAATAACGAAGATGGTGAAACTGGTGCAGACGATGACACTAAAACTGTAATTACTGTTACATGCCCGGATGATGCGAAAGATTATTTAGCAGATACATTCGGGGTTAGTCGTACTACTATGAAAACTGTAAAGGCTATCAAGGCTATTGCAGAATCTAAAAATATCGAATTCTCCGGTATCTAACAGGGAAGATATGGAATACAATGTAAGCGAACTCGTGAAAGATGTGCGTATTGCCATTGACCAAAATGAGGTTGGGGACCAACTGATTAATGTTTTAGATATGGAAACTCTGACACTTGACCAGATTATAACTAACAAAATAGTGGATGCGGTCAGTTCCGTGGAAAAAAGTGCTCCTATTCATTTGCTGGATTCCGGTGAACCTTTTGCTAAGAACTTAGGCTGGAAACAAGCGGTCGGCATCGGCATGGGATATACTATTCTTCCAGATGATTTCATGCGTTTGCTTACTTTTCAAATGAGTGATTGGAGCCGTTCTGTCAATGAAGTAATAACCGAAGATTCTCCTTTGTATGCAATGCAATCATCCAGATATTCGGGAATAAAAGGTTGTCCACAGAAACCTGTTTGTGCACTTGTATTGTATCCGGTAGGACATGTTCTTGAGTTTTATTCATGTGTAGAGGGTAAAAATGTGTTTGTCAAACGAGCACGTTATTTACCCTATCCTTCCATACAAAACGATACAATCAGAATTTGTGAGAAATGTTATCGGTCGGTTGTGTACTATTTAGCAGGTCTTGTTTGCTCTTCCTATGGTGGTAAGGACCAGGCTGATTTATTATTTGGAATCTCAAAAGATTTATTAGTATGAGTGATTTAGGGACATTCGCATCCATACAGGAAGCATGGAAAAAATATCCAAATGGCGGTAAGGAAGGGGATACTTTAATAATAAAAGGTATAAAGTATTCTTGGGATAAATACAATATGGTTTGGAAAGCTAACGGGGAAGAATCATTTTCTGACGGATATCCAGTCAGTACTATTGAGGGGGATTTGTCTGTGATGAATGATCTTCGTGTTGGTGGAACTTTGCATGCTAATAGAATTCGAGGGGCTGATAGAGGGTTGATTCCTGATATTGATTCTCTCCCCAAGAATGTACAGGATGGTGATTGGTGTATTCTAGGAGATACAATACCGGGACCCATTTGGCGGGTAGTAAATGGCGTATGGGAAAATACTGGTGAAATTGGCGGAGTTGATCCTATTGATTTGGTAGGATATGCGACTACTAAAGAACTTAACGTGGTAAAAGAGACATTAGGTAGCTCTATTTCAGATATTATCAATGAAAAGGGGGCACCTAGTGGAACTGCACCATTAGATGAATATGGCAAAGTACCTTCACGTCATCTTCCCGGCTTTGTTGATGATGTCAAAGAGTTCTATGGTATCATTGAAGAAGATGTATCAATAGCACAAAGTACAGGCTTAATTGGGGATGTTGTTTACGTACATCCGGCAAGAAGGTTTGTCCTTCGAATTGTAGAAGATGATATTACAACTTTTTATGATGAATGGGATGAACGTGACTTGTATATGGTTAATTCTACTCCGATTACAGATAAAATTTATGTCGATGTTTCGGAAACAGAAGGTAATCATAAAAAAACATATCGTTGGTCAGGTTCTGATTTAGCTGTTATTGGAACTGATTTGACATTGGGTGAGACTTCTTCTACAGCTTTCTCTGGTGACCGTGGGAAAAAACTGGAAAATGAAATGGATAATATACCAAAAGATATTATTTCTCCTGACTCCTTATCTGTAAATCCTTTCGAAAATACAGTTGATGTTGAGTATAAGAAGTTCTCAAAAGAAAGTGGAAAGGAAACAAATGGTAGTTTCAATATACCTGCTGCTACAGAAGCTAAAGCGGGCGTAATGTCTGCTGAGGATAAAAAAACGCTCAAAACTCTAAAAGAAAGTGGTGGAAGCGGTGGTGGTTTCTATGATATGACCAAGCTTCATCCGTTAGAAGAAGGATATTACACTCTTGATACAGCCGTTTCTGCACTGAAAAATGCAGAATTGATTGATGATAAAAAGAGCGGTCTTATTATCACCTTTGAAATTTCTCCCGGAAAGTGGGAGGATTACCGTTTTTCAGGCACTGATATTTCCAGTTTTTTAGTTCCTGCCAGTTGGGAGCGTTACGGCGGTGGTGATTCTGTTAATGATATCATTGTAAACGGTGTCATGCAGGAAAAGGATGAGGAAGGTAATGTCAACCTTCATATTGAGCAGATTGAAGTGGATGAAAGCCTTGATGCGGATTCCACCAATGCCATACAGAACGGTTCTGTTGCTGCCAAATTCAATGAAATAGAAGCTAATACTCTTTTTGACGTTGAACCCGTCGTCGATGAAGAAAACAACTCTGTCAAGCTTATATTCAAAAACAAGTCCGGTGCCGAAATCACCAGTGCCGAATTTCAAGGGGGGACCAGTGGCGGTGGTGGCGGAGAGAGTGGTAACCTTACGAAGATTGTCCTTACTGCCAGCGTCAATCATTCCATAATCAAGGAAGGTGATGGTTCTGTCCTTACTTGGTTTTATGACCATCAATATTCATCCGGTGATGATAAGGGAGTGACTACCGGCCAAAAGGCTACCGTTGTTATCCAAGCGAAACGCGGTTCCCAGACTGTCTATTCCGAAACCATCCGTGATGTCTCAACTGGTACCTACACCCTTGACCTGAGCAAGTACCTGATGCTTGGAACTACCGAGATACTTGTCAAAGCCAGCACCATTGACCCTGAAACAGGCAAGACGCAGGCCAAACAATCCTTTACCAGTGTGAAGGTTATCACGCTGTCCCTCGCTTCAAGCTACAACGTATCTTCCGGCATGTCCGGCTATGGCGGTTCGGACATAATCACTATCCCCTATACTCTTTCCGGTACTGGTGAAAAGGTTGTTACCCTGTATGTTGACGGTGTACAGACCGATACCGCCACCGTTACCAAATCAGGAACGACCAATGGCAACTTTACCTTGCCTTCGGGTCTTTCTATCGGCCGCCATACGATTCAAATGGTTGCCGAGATGGAGCAGGAAAACCTGACTATCAGTTCAGAGAGTATTTATTTTGATATCAACAAGGTCGGGACCGATGAACCTTTTATCGGAACGAAACATATTTTCCAGGACGGTCGCATTTTTACTGGCGACCATCTTACGCCGACCTTGGAAGTAGGACAGTATGAAAAGCTTTCTTTTGACTTTGTGGCTTATGACCGGTTAAAGACTCCCGCTGACCTGAAAGTCTTCATCAATGGTGTGCAGACTCAGTCTGTCAGTGTGCCTCGCAAAACACAGGTATATACCAACCGTTTTACTGAACAGGGTACGTATGATATTGAATTCAGAAGTGGTAATACTACCTATCCTTTTCATGTTGATGTAACGAAGTCCGGCATTGATATTGCTGAAACCACTTCAGGTCTGCTTTTGAAACTGACCGCTTCCGGTCGTAGTAATTCAGAAGAGAATCCTGATACCTGGACGTACGGTGACATCACTACCAAGTTCGACGGTTTCAACTGGAGCTGGACCGGTGACTCTTTGAAACTGACAAACGGTGCTTCTATCGACATCGGATACCAGCCTTTCAAGACTGACGCCTTCAATAACGGCGGCACCTATGAAATAGAACTCGAATGCTCGAATGTAACCGACCGCAAGGGCATTATCCTTGAATGTATGAATGGCGGTGTCGGCTTTCAGATGTCTACGAACGAAGCGCGTATCTGTTCATCCGGGGGTACCGAGGTAAGCACCAAGTTCGCCAGTGACATGAACCTCAAGATTGCTTTTGTCATCGGTAAGAAGTCCGGTCATCGGCTGATGGAACTTTATGTCAACGGTAGCCGGTGCGGTTGCGTGCAATATGCTCCAACCGAGTCTCTTATTCAGGATACCCCAGCCAATATCCGTATCAGCAGTGATGCCGCGGATGTTGAGGTCAGGGGCCTTCGTGTCTATGACCGTGGGCTGACTGATGAAGAGGAATTCTCCAATTACGTTGTTGACCGTTCAACCTCTGACGAAATGGTCATTCTCTTTGAAAATAACGACGTTCTGAATGAGGAAGGTACCGATGTTGACATCGACAAGCTTCGTGCCAAGGGAAAGGCGGTAATGCGTATCGTGGGTGATGTAAACCTTGTCAATGCCACGAATAACAAGAAGTTCGAAGTTCCGGTTGATATTTATTTCTATTCGCCCTATGGCAAGGAATATGATTTCTATATCAAGGGAGCGGGCCTTCGCATTCAGGGAACTTCTTCCACGACATATCCCCGGAAGAACTATCGCCTATATTTCAGCCGTTCCGACAAATATAATACCGAGTTCTATATCAACGGTGTTCTCCAGCAGGATGCCGACGGCAACAACATATTCCTGTACTCGTTCAAACCGGGTGCCCGTCCTATTGATATTTTCTGCCTTAAAGCCGACTTTTCGGATTCTTCATCAACTCAGAATACGGGCGGTGTCCGTATCGTTAACGACATATGGAAACAATGCGGCTGGCTCACTCCACCACAGGCCGCCTATAAAGGCGAGTACGATGTCCGTATCGGTGTTGACGGCTTCCCTATGGATTTATTCTGCGCTCAAGAAGATGGCGGTGCGAATACCTACTTCGGCAAGTATAATTTCAATAACGAGAAATCCGACAGCGGTATCATTTATGGCTTTGAAGGCATAGAAGGTTTCAATGACACTGCCACCCTTAACGGTCAGCGTAACAAATGTATCTGTCTTGAGTTCCTGAACAACTCCCATCCTTTATGTCTTTTTGGTACTTCCAATATCACCGAAGAAGAATTTTCCGAGGGCCTTGAGTTCCGTTTTAAACCGGACCAGACCTGGGCGACTGCCGATGCGGAAGACAAAGCCGCCGTCCAACGGTTGTGGAGTTGGATTGACAGTTGTAAAGGCAATCATGTCAAGTTTCTGAATGAATACACGCAATATTTTGGTAATGACAGTCCGTTTGCTTGGTATCTGATAACCGACTATTTCCTAGGCGTTGATAATCGAGCCAAGAATATGATGCTTGCGACTTGGGACGGTCTTGTCTGGTACTTCCTGCCTTACGATATGGATACCATTCTTGGCAGTCGTAACGATTCAGTCCTTAAATACGACTATACTACAACCTGGGATACAATGGATGAGAGTATTGGCAGTTATGCTTTTGCCGGCCATGACTCTGTATTGTGGGACCTTGTTCGTAGTTGTCCTGACAAACTTCGTGAGGTCGCTGAAAAACTTCGTAGCACAATGAGTCTTGAATATGTGCTTAAGGTTTTCAATGAGGAAATGATGGGCAACTGGTGCGAGCGGATTTATAATAAGGACGGTGAGTTCAAATACGTTAAACCTTTGACAGAAGGTGTTACCACTAGTGAAGGCACGAGTTACTATAACTACCTTTATGCTTTGCAGGGTAGCCGCTATGCACATCGTACTTATACTATCAAGAACCGCTTTGCACTACTTGACAGTCAATATGTTTGCGGAACCTATCGTAAAGACAGTTTTGCTGCCTATTTCGGTTATAAATTCGGTAGTGACAACCGCAAGGTTAAAATCAAGGCCAGTGAACGTTACTATTTCGGTTATGGTTATACGAGTGGTACCCCTCATCAGAGTGCCGTACTTGCCGATGACACAGGTTCCCTTGTAGAGCTGACCCTTGACACTGACCTTATCGTTAACGATCCCCAGTATTTTTATGGTGCTAGCCGTATTCAGGAACTCGATCTGACTGATGTTAGTCATGCAATCCTTCAGACGTTGAACTTGAACAACTGTACCTCACTTCGAAATCTTGATATCAGTTGTGCCGGTACTCAAAGTACACTAAACGCCCTTCTTGTAAGTAACTGCCGCCATCTCCGTACTTTGGATATGACCGGATTGAAGTCCGGTGGATTCACTGGCATCGACCTTTCCAACAATACGAAACTTGAAATGTTCCATGCCGGCAATACGGCGTTGACCGGAGTCACTTTTGCGCAAGGTGCCCCGTTGATGTCCGCTGTTCTTCCTTCCACTCTTCAGACGCTTGACTTGCGCTATCTGAATAAACTGTCCAACGAAAACCTGGCTTTGGAAGGTACTGACAATATCATTCGCTTGGTAGTTGACAGTTGCGCCCTGATTGACTGGCAAACTTTGTTGCGGAACTGCCCTAATGTCCGCTATCTCCGTGTTACTGGCATTGATATGGAAGGTGATGGTACGTTCCTTCGCGGCTTCATGGAAATGGGTGGTGTCGATGAGGATGGCGGTAATGTCACTACTTGTCGTCTTGCTGGTATATACAGGCTCAGTTCCTATATGCCTGATGAGGAATATAATGCAATGTGTGCTCATTTCCCTGAGATGACGATTACACAGCCCGAATATACAATGATAGAGTTTGACGATAACATTTCTGATGAGTATAATATCAGTAACCTTGATAACAGGAGCGGTAACAAGTTCGGTAACGCTTATGTTCCTTCCGCCCATGTTTTTTCCATTCAGAAAGCCCGTCACCGTGTCCTTAGCAAACGTACCGGTGAGGGCGAGTCCACTATCTTCCCTTTACATGATTCAGATTCGAATTACTATGCTGACGCTGACCATACTCGTAATGCGACTCCTGCTAAACTTGACGGTACTGAAGGTGATGTTATGATGCTTGAACCCCATTACTGGTATAAAGGTATTAATGATGTCATCAATGGCAAGAAATATGCGTGTTTCTCCTATAACAAGAACCGTCCGGAAATTCCTGAGTGTACAATTCTTGAATATGATGATATTACAGAGATTCGTGACGGCTACAAATTGTCTATTGCTGCTCCCAGTATTCGTGAAGGGTTGAAAGCTGATGTGAACTATCAGGTCCTTAAAATATCTGTTGTCGGTTACAAACGTGTCCGTTATCCTTCTGCTCTTGGTAATGGTCTTATTGGCGCTTTCTTTGTCGATGCTGAGGATACCCCAGTAAAGGAAGTTGTAGCTGAAGGTAGTTTTGGTTTTGTTGACGGCATGTATGTCATTTGTGATGTTCCTTCCGGCGCCTGTTCTCTTTACTTCACCATTTACAAGAATGTCGATTTCGATATTGTTGTATTGTCTAACAGTGACCATATAGAGGATATGGAGCCAGACTGGGTTGAACATGAGGAATGCCTTGTCGGAGTTCACGAAGCTTCTTTTATCGGTTCGAGAATCACTTCCATTGCTTCCAATACTTATTCTGCGGGCAACATCAGCCAGGGTGAGTTTACTTATTCCGCCGGCCGCCGTGGCATGCAGGTAATTGACTGGGACATGCACAAGGATATTGCCAACCTGTTCTATGTTTTTTATGGGCGTCGTGATTCTCAGGATCAGTGCGGTTACGGTTCAAATACCTATTCGCGTATCACTGGCGAGACGGCCAAGCTTGGTATGCGTGATACCATTAATCAGAACCATGCTGTTACCGGAGCTTGGTATGTTGAAAGTGACGAATGGGGTATTGAAACAATCAAGAGTATTGGTTGTAACAACTGCATGGGTTATGAGAATCTTTTCGGCGGCAAGGCTGAGTGGCTTGATAAGGTAACTTTGCCAAATGACCCTGTTAGTGAGCAGTACAAACTGTATATAGAATCTTCATCTGGTGCTATCCGTAAAATAAAGACTTCTTCAATAGGTGGATATATGACCAAAGTCTATCATCAGAAGTATATGGATATTTCGGGTGTTTCAAGTTCTACCGGTACGTCCACTACTTACTATTGTGATGAGTTTATTCCATCTGCTACTAAGTCTCGTGTGGTCTTTCGGTCGAACAACAACGCGAACGCTCAGGGCGGTGTGTCGTACGCTTTCTGCGGTTACGATTCAGCGTACGTGAGCGTGAACTACGGTTCCCGGTTAGCCTTCCGCGGTAAAATCGTAGTTGCGGGGAGCGTTGAATCGTTCAAATCGTTGGTCGAGATAGCGTAATCTTAAACGGGAGCGAAGCGACAAAGCGTTAGAGCGTTTGTTGTATCCCGGATTCATCTCTGCTTCTCCGCAGGGGCTGAATCCGGGCGTAAGCCCGGTCTTTTTTGAATTATTTTACACTTTAATGCTTATCATATGTTTAATTTGTTAATTTTGTGCCCCCAAAGGTGGATTCCCCCATAGTCTCGTGTGGTCTTTCGGTCGAACAACAACGCGAACGCTCAGGGCGGTGTGTCGTACGCTTACTGCGGTAACGATTCAGCGAACGTGAACGTGAACTACGGTTCCCGGTTAGCAAACAATTTAAAAGTATTTGGACGTTGTGCCTGAAGAAATTAATCGGCGTACGATATCGGGTACGTGTTACCCATGATTGAGCCGAGGGGGATGAGCCTCAGTAACAGCAGCCGTAAGGCTGGAAAACTGGAACATATATCGTCGGGTGGAGTTTGGTAGGTTTCCTGTTTAGGATTCTCGACGAAGTCAGGCCCGGAAAATTGAAGGCGAAAGAAATGCATAGAGAAGGTTATATTATTGATGAGATAATAGCTCGTCCTAACATGGAAGAGTCTTTCTGGACGGTTTTACGTGGTAGCAAGCGTAAACTAAGCCGTTCAGGACGATACCTTATCGCGCATATGAATGAGGTCATTGACGAGCTTATAGATAAAATCCGCAGTGGCCTTTTTCAAGTAAGCAAGTTTTTTGAAAAGGAAGTATTTGAGAACGGTAAGTTCCGTACAATCCAGGTTTTTTCCCTGAAGGACAGAATTGGTGTGCACGCTATAATGAAAGTCGTAGACCAACATCTCAAGAAGAGGTTTATCCGTACATCTGCCGCATCCATCAAGGGACGTGGCACGCATGACTTGTTATGCCAGGTGCGTGATTCCATCAGCAACGATCCTGTAGGGACAAAGAATGTGTATACTTTCGATGTCCAGAAGTTCTATAAGAATGTTGACCACGGCTTTATGAATTATTGTGTGGGCAGGGTCTTTAAAGACAATGTGCTCATACGTATTCTCACCGGTTTTGTCAATGTCATGAAACGTGGTATAAGTATCGGTCTTAGAAGCTCCCAGGGACTTGGCAATCTCCTGTTATCCATTTTTATCGACCATGTCCTGAAGGACCGGGAAGGCGTGAAGCACTATTTCCGGTATTGTGACGACGGGCGTATTCTCTCCGGGAACAAGAAATTCCTGTGGAAGATGCGTGATATTGTCTGCCGGCAGGCACAGAAAATAAATCTTGTGATAAAGAAAATGGAGCGTGTGTCTCCTGTCAGTCAGGGTATTGACTTTTTAGGTTACGTAATCTATCCTGATCATATCCGTTTACGCAAGCGTAACAAACAGAACTTTGCCCGGAAGATACACAAGGTTAAAAGCCGTCGCAGACGCAAGCAACTCATCGCTTCCTTTTATGGACTTGTTAAACATGCTGATTGTAATCATCTATTTTATAAATTAACAGGCATAAAAATGAAAAATTTCAAAGACTTGAACGTCACTTACAAACCGGAAGATGGCAAGAAACGTTTTCCCGGCACAGTTGTATCTATCAGGGAATTGGTGAACCTGCCAATCATTGTGAAGGATTTCGAGATGGGCATCAAAACCGAGCAGGGTGAAGACCGTTGCATTGTTTCGATTGAACAAAATGGTGATATGAAGAAGTTCTTCACCAACAGCGAAGAAATGAAAAATATTCTTCAGCAGATAGAAGGTATGCCGGATGGTTTTCCGTTTGAAACTACTATCAAGGCGGAAACGTTCGGCAAGGGTCGAACCAAATATGTATTTAGTTAGATGAGAAGAGTTGAAGGTAGTGCCGGTGTACAACTATTAGAATGTATCAATCCGGGCAAAAATAAATGGCGCATCCGCTGGGATGTGCAGGACTGTGAAAATGGTCATGTAACCTATATGGAACATGACTTCGACCATAAGCCTGCGGCTGATGAAGTGAAGGGGATTGTCCTTTCCTGGTATAATGCCAGCATTGACAGTGATATTCTTTCTGGATTTGTGTGGAACGGAATGTCAGTCTGGTTGTCAAGTGAAAACCAGTTTAACTATAAAGCGTCTTATGACCTTGCGGTCCAGGCTGTAAACACCCTTCCTGTAACGTTCAAGTTCGGAAGTGATGAAGAACCTGTTTATCACAAGTTCACAACTTTGGAAGAACTTTCTGATTTCTATACGAAGGCGATGAAGTATATCCAAGATACTTTGGAAGCAGGATGGAAGAAGAAAGATGCTTTCGATTTAGCACTGTATTGATAATCCTTTGAAATAAGAATAGAAAACTTCTATTTGTGTGTCATGGCGTACTTTGTTAATAGCAGGAAAAACGTAAGGTAACCTATATAGGTTACCTTTTTTAATGATGGGAGAATTTCTCTTTTGATTAATAGATAAAATAGGGAACTGTAAAACATCTAGTACTTTGGTCTCATAATTAATTTAATAAATATATTATGATTCTAGTATTATTATCATTTTTGATTATTGCAATCTATACTGGTGTGATGATTCAAAGAGAGAAAGAAGTTCCTTATTCTATCAGTGCTACATATTATTCACTGAGAAATAGGTTTTGGTTCGGCACCTGCATGATTAGTGCCAGTTTATTACTCCTGCCGTCTGCTTTTAATGTAAGTACGGAAGATAGTCACTTTCTTGTTTTCTTATCAGTAGTTGGTATAGTTGTACTTGGTGTGTCGCCCAATTTCAAAACTGAACAGAAAATGCCACATGCCGTTGGTGCTTGCATGTCCTTAGTCTTCTCTCAGATATGGGTTGGTTACAATGCTTGGCATTGGCTTCTATTATGGGTGGGTCTTATAGTTTACGTAATTGTTTCCATGAAGAAAAACTGGAATGGGAATTTCATAGTTTCTTTTATTGGTAGAAAGCCAATGTTCTGGGTGGAAATAGTGTCATTGTTGACTGTCTATTTAACTTGTCTAGTTTGATATGGAACATTTCAGTCAGATAATAACGATTATAGGTGGGATAGTAGCAACTATCCTGCTTCCTCTCATTAGTGCTTTCCAGTTTTATGATTCCAAAAAACGGAAGGAAGCGGCCGCCGCTAAGAAAGCGGAAGCGGAAAATATCACCCAATATGCAGCCGAGTGGAAAAAATGCTATGAAGAGGAACGGGTAGTTGAAGATCTGTTGAATAAGAAGATAGATCAACTTTATCAGGAAAAGGAGACGGACCGTACGCGTATTCGCGAACTTCAGGATGAAAATTTTAAGCTAAAACTTGATAAGCAAGCCTTAGAGTTTATCCGGTGCAACAATGCTCTTAAATGCGTTGACCGTGATCCGCCAAATGAATTTATAAAAAAAAGCAATTAATAAAAATAGGGAGGTGGATAATAAATGAACAGCATTGCAAGCAAGATTAACGAATTGGTAGGGGCTTCTCTCTCAAAAATAGGAATAGATGGTATCACTCATATTCTGATTTGTCAGAACTTGGTTTTATGGTTATCCAAGTTCATGTCAGAATGGTTGGCAGTCATTGTTACTATCATAATTTTTGTGATGAAGGAATTATATGACAAGTATTACAAGAAAACGGTAATCTCTACTAAGGATTTGTTCTGTGACTGTGGTGGTATGGTATTGGGAGTATTAATTTTAATTGTATAAGGAGATGAAAGTATTGATTGATAACGGCCACGGTGAGAATACGCCGGGCAAGTGTTCACCGGACGGAAGATTAAGAGAGTGGTCCTATACCAGAGAGATTGCAGATAAGGTAGTAGCCGGATTGCGCAAGTTAGGAATTGATGCAGAACGAATAGTAAAGGAAGATACAGATGTTCCTTTGTCCGAGCGTTGTCGGCGAGCTAATGCTATCTATAAAGAAACTGGGAAGAAAGCTATCCTTATTTCAATTCATTGTAATGCTGCCGGCTCCGGTGCTTTATGGATGAACGCAAGAGGATGGAGTGTATTTGTGTCGAATAATGCGTCGGCCAGTAGTAAAAAGCTTGCTACGAGCCTTTGTGAAGTGGCTGGAAGTATGAAATTGCAGGTTCGCAGGCCAGCGCCCAAACAACCGTATTGGGAGCAAAACCTTGCCATCTGTCGGGATACAAATTGCCCGGCGGTGTTGACTGAGAATTTCTTTCAGGACAATAAGGATGACGTAGAGTACTTGTTATCTCCAGTAGGAAAACAAGCAATTGTTCAGATTCATGTGGAGGGGATTATTAAATATCTTGGGAGATGAAAGCCTTGATTTATATAACCATGTTCCTGATGTTGGGGATATGGTTAAGTTCCTGTAAGGCTTCCCGGAACATGGAGACGGAGAAGCAGATTGACTATTCCGGAGAGTTCCAATACCTGCGAAACATGATTGAGTCTCTACAGATGAACGTGAATAAGCAAACGAAGCTTACTACCGACAAGTTGAGTGAACTAAAGATTGAGAATAAAACAGTTTACTTATCGCTTCCGGATTCAACCGGGAAACAGTACCCGGTCAAAGAAAGTACTACTACTGCATCCAAGCAGGATCAGGAACGAACAGAAGTTGATGAAACATTATCCATTACTTTGCAGCAGTTCTCTAGTCGATTGGATACGATAAGTAACAAAGTAAATGCTTTAATGAGTCAGAAAGAAACTGTTGTAGAGCTATCGTGGTGGGATATACATAAGGACAAAGTGTATTGTGCTATTATTATCTTATTGATAATCATTTTTTCTGCTTTATTGTTGTACAAAAAGTAAGTAATACATCTAGGATATGGTTCTTGCAGATTGGGGGGATTACAAAAAGCGAATAATATTGAATATAGAATTAATCAAAATTTTACTATATTTGCATTTAAGTAATCACATTATGCACTGACAAGAATATGAATAAAAGAAATATAATAATCGTAACAATCTCTATTGCAACAAGTATAACATGTATTGCATTAACATTTTGGGGAAACATTAAAAATGATGGTATTATAACAACTGATGCTTTTATTGGTATTATAGCCTCGCTAATCGGAGTATGTGTAACGATTGTTGTTGGTTTCCAAATCGCTAGTTTCCTAGAGTTACGAGAGGTAAGAAAGCAGGTGGAACAAGTAGAAAAACAACGTACAGAACTTGAAGTATACAAACAATCTGTAGCTAGTGATCTCCATGTGGCAAAAGCTGGAGTTGCAAATGCGTTTGGTATTTTATCAGTAGTGGAAAGAGGAACATTGCTTGGATTTGCTGCACGGGTAAGTTCAATTATATGTGATAATCTACATTCAACACCAGGAGACATTTTGCTTACAAGATATCAGCAATTATATTCAGAAACATCTTATTTTTTACAAACTGATGACTATATTAAAATGATATATCCCATAATTAATAATCTTAAATACATTGATATACCGAAAGATAAAGAGCGATATAATGAGATAATGAAGTTGCATTTCGAAATTATTTCTTTGGTGGAAAATGCGAGACAGATGGCTGATAATAAGGTAGAATAGTTATAGTAGAATGTCGTATTATATGATATTGAAATTGTTGTATCATCTCTCTGCTGAGAAAGTTGCTAGATTTTGAGTTTGAGAGATAATACGTTATTTACTCCAAAGGAATGAGCCTCGACTAAGGGTAGTCGAGGCTTTTATGTTTATATACATTTATTTAAATTTGTATTTTGCGATAATATTATTTTACTTTAAGCAATTATTAACCCTAAAAAATAATATTATGAAAAAGATTTATTGGTTATTTGGCTTATTATTAGCTATTTGTTATTCTTGTGCTGAGCTAGACGAATTGTCTAACACCGAACCTTTAGCAACTATTTCGACCACTCCAGTAACACGCATGCCGGCTGACAGAAAATGGGACGCCCTTGGATTTGGTTATGATATTACAGGAGAATATTTACATGTTAATTCAATAAAAAATAAAATTATTGATATAGAAGCGTTTGAAAAAGTTTATAGCGATCGGTGCTATAACCCAGCTACTGTTATTGGTAGTACCGAGACTCATGCAGGCGCTAATGTTACTGAATTTCTAGAAGAAATAACAAAAGGGAAATCCTTTGATTTAGGTAGCAATATAATTGCATTTTCAGGAACTATTTCCAATAAAAGCGAATTTCAATCGAAAAGTGAATATTCGTCTAATTATTCATTTGCTAGAGGTGATGTTATAAAAAGGGTAAAAAGATTATATTTGGATATTTCAGATGTATCTATGCTATTGCCATTTGTTACTCCTTCCTTTTATCAAAATTTAGAATTATATACACCGGATAAATTTGTAGAGGTATATGGTACTCATGTATTAGTTGATATAACAATAGGAGGAAGACTTTCTTTCTTATATAGGTCTATTATTGCGGGAAATAACGAATATGATAGAAAAAAGAAAATAGTTGAATCAGGCTTAAAATTTAGTATTTGGAAAATAGGCGCAAATACTAATAGCTCATATAATACTGAAACTATTAGACAATTAAAAACTAAGAATACACAATGGGAATGTTTTGTAGAATACCATGGAGGAACTAATGGTGGACGTTCAGATACTTTCAATGCAGAAGGTGGAGTTTCAACAACAATCAATCAATCTGCATGGGAGCAATCGGTTAATGATGGAAACGCAGCTTTAGTTGAGGTAGATTGGAATAAAGCAATACCAATCTGGGATTTTATAGAGGATTCTACGAAAAAAGAAGAAATAAAACAAGCAGTTATTAAATATGTAGAAAGTAGAAGAATAGAAATGATTGAGGGAGAAGAAATGGTTCCATTATATCGTTTTTATATTCCATGGTGCGGGGATTATTTATTCACTTACCAACAAGAGGAAATGTTATTGAATGGCTACCAACAGCAAGAGATAGTTGGATATGTTTACAAATCTCAAATACCAGGAACTATCCCTATGTATTTTTATAAAAAATCGACACCAAGAGATAACTATCAAGATCATGCTTATACAACCCAGAGATATGATACACATTTGATAAATACGGGATATACGTATGCTGGCATCAATTGTTTTATTCCTGAATCTTCTGCTGAAGATGGTGTTGTTTTTATGACTGAATATTGTAAGTTATTTAGAGATAGTAGGTTCTGGCACTCATATTCATCTACTGGAAGCTTTCGAGATTATTACTTTAACAGACCTGGTTTTTACATATATACGTATTGATAGGCTTATATTCAATAAAAAAAGATTTTTGATTAAATAATGTGAGTTTCTTGATTAAATAATTTGTTTTTAATCTATCATAAAGAGGTAGCCGAATAAGCTACCTCTTTATGCTCTCTGTAAAATAGTCGAATCAGTTGGGGCTTTCTTAATAAAGTCGCTCTGTATTATATATGCATCCATTTTGTCGGTGTCATAAGGTTTGAGTAAAGAAACTATATCCGCTTTTTGTAAATCAGGGTTCAGCCATTTTTCTTCATCTTCCTTGGATAATATAGCCGGCATCCGATGCTTTGTATTATGAATATAATCAGTCAAAGGATTGGTGTCAGTGGTAATAATAGAGAATGTATCATATTCTTCCCCTGTTTCCTTGTCTAGCCACCGGTCATAAATTCCTGCCATCGAAAAGATTGGTTCATCTTTCAGATAGATATAATAGGGAATCTTCTTGCTTCCTTCATGTCTCCATTCAAAGTAACCAGTGCTGGGGACGATGCACCGCTTCTTCATTATTGGCTCACGGAATGACGGCTTCTCAAATATGGTATCCGCACGTGCATTGAGTGTCATTCTTCGGATTTCCTCTGCATCTTCTTCAGTTCTTACCCAGAAAGGTATTAATCCCCAGTTAAAGACTTGTATCTCATCCGATGTTGTGATAATAGGATATTTCGGGAAATTAAATGCATTCACATGATACTGCTCGTTGAGAATATCTTGATATATTTCAACTATATCTGATTTTCGACCGTACCGGGCGGCCAATTTAATGGCTTTTGCCGACATTGAGTTATGAAAGCACATACTACTTACAATTAATGGTTAGAATCTCGCTTATATCAGTAGTATAACGCTTAGAAAGCTGTTCTTGTTTAAGTTTCCAATCACGCCCCGTTCCTTGTACAGCTAGTTTAACACGTTGGCTATGTTTACCGTTAATTCTGTCTATTGCCTGCTGAAGCTTTTCCCGCTTTTCTCGATTCACAGAATCAAAAAGTCCAAGCTGGGCACCTTCAGTTATTTCGGTGATGATAACCCCCGCTTTCTTATATTGATAGCCCTGCATGAAAATAGTTTTTAATCCGGCTAACGCATAATGTACTATCTCCTGTGTGTCATTAGTTGGCACTGGAAGATGTACGACTGTGTTCTTCCAGTATTGCGGCAAATCTTCGCGAAAGTTATTCGTGTGGATAAACACCATGAGTGACATAGCATAAGACTTCTGTTTACGAAGTTTCCTTGCACAAGTGGAAGCGTGAGTAGCAATAGCTTCAGCCATTGTGTCAATATCGGTTAGCATCTTTCCAAATGAACGCGAAGTACAAATTTGCTTCTTGACTGGTGGAGCTGATTCTACGTCAATACATGATATACCATGAAGTTCTTTCCAGGTACGTTCACCAACAACTGTCATGTTTTTGCGTACCCATGAACCGGGTAGTAGCGTGAAGTCATAGGCTGTTTTCACTCCTTGCTTTTCGAGCTTTGCTGCTTGTCTACGTCCGATTCCCCAGATGTCGCCAATCTCGGTAAGTTCAAGTGCCCGGATTCTTTTCTCTTCAGTGTCGATAATGCATAGACGATTGTATGCAGGGTATTTTTTTGCGAACTTGTTGGCTACCTTTGCAAGTGTCTTGGTAGGGGCAATACCTAAACTAACAGGAATACCGGTACCTCGTGTTACCTGGTTTACTATTTTTGTTCCAAGTGATTGAATATCCTGAATACCATCAAGGTTGATAAATGCTTCGTCGATAGAATAAACTTCCAGTTCGGGCGCTAATCCTGCCAAAATAGACATTACGCGTCCGGACATATCTCCATATAACGTATAATTTGAAGAGAATACGGCAACTCCGTGACTATTTACCAAATCTTTAATCTGATAAGCGGGAACTCCCATTTTTATGCCTAGTAATTTAGCTTCATTGCTTCGTGCAATAACACAACCGTCATTGTTTGATAATACAACGACAGGCTTTCCATTAAGCGACGGGTTGAATACCCGTTCACAGGAAGCATAGAAGTTATTGCAGTCCATCAATCCGAACATTATCTTTTTCTCCGGTTCTTTTTAATTGTATAGGTTACTATCCCCCACACCATAAATTCATTATCTTTTGTTACCTTTATAGGTGGGTAATTGCTGTTGGATGGGACTAGCCATGCTGCATCGGGTTCTAGCCTTACACGCTTTACAGTAAATTCTCCGTCTATATAGCACACTGCCAAGTCATCATCCAGTAATTCAAGCGATTTGTCAATTACAAGTATATCGCCTTCTTCTATTCCTTCATCACGCATTGAATCTCCGACTACACGACCGTAAAAAGTACTTGCAGGATGCCGAATCAATTCCTTGTTCAAATCAATCGCTTGTTCTAAATAGTCTTGAGCAGGAGAAGGAAACCCTGCTTTAATGCCTTCATCAGCATATTGCAGAGGAAGGCTGCTTGATATATCTATCTTATGTAATGCTATTTGCTTTTTCATAACTAACACCTTTTATCTATAAACAAAAATATTTTGAGTTTGCTCATGCAAGTGCTATTTATGTACTAGTTTTGATTTAAAACGAAGATAAGTAAAAAGTATAAGGTCTATATTAATTAGAGGGTGTATGGTATTGGAAAGTGTACATTAGGTATGATTATAGGCTGAGGTATGAAGTTTACTGTAGATTTGTCAGTTTAGTTAATAGATAAAACTGGCTCTATGTCAATATGCCTATTTTTGCGGTATGGATATTACGTTAAGCATAAAGAAAATAGATGTTTATGATGAGGTTGCCAAGACAACTTCATATGTTGGACTAAAGCAGATTGATGCAGATGATAAATTGTATGATCGTGTCTTCACAACTGATGCAGACCGTGATTTGTTGGAACGGTTCTGGCGGGAAGCCTGCAATGCCGTTACTGATGAATTTAAGCAGTTTATTATCTCTCAGCCTGGACAAACGGATAATGGAATATTTACTGTTGATATGTCGATGCCTTCCTCTTTTGATATGAATCTAGTATCGTCTGTTGAGCAATCTCTATTATCTTTCTTTATAAATCTAATCACTTCAAAGTGGTTTAGTATTAGTAATAAGGGGGATGCGGAGTATTATCAGCAAGAAGCATTAGCTTCGGGCAATGAAGTCAGAAGGAAGATATTCTATCGTAAGAAACCTCAGAGAGTTGTACCAATTGATTAAAATAATATGGCTAAAAAGACAATCACAATTACTGAGCATATATCTGAATTGATATATGATATTCAGAATAAAACGTATTTAACAGGGAAGAGCCGGGCGGACGGAAATAACCATGAAGCTGTCGCAAATATGCAGGCTAACAATGATGATGAAGACTCTAATCAGATTCTGCGTAGTATTGGAAATGCATTTTCCATATTGAAAACCAAGTTAGCGGATTTTATCGAAGAAACTGGTACATCTGCCAGTAACATATTGATTAGTGGGGAAGGTAAACTGGTATTGCAGATATTGATGCCATCTAATTTCAACCAGGCTGTCAATGACACGATTGCTACAGGAGTCCATCAATATCTTGTTAATACGGCTATTGGGGACTGGTTTGCAATCACAAATAAGAATGACGCGGCAGACTATATCAAAGAAGCTGAATTGAACCTGGGGACAATCCGTGAAGCAGTAAATAAACGGGTTAGGCCGATTCGTACAAATGTCAATGAAGAAGCGTAAGCAGGTAGATATAATTCTATATCGGAAGTCTTTGCTGTACGATATTGCCAATATTGCATATATCGTTGCCGATAGCGCTCCTGAACTCGATGAAAAGATTCGCAGTGCTATTACTGATATTTGTGAGGAAGGGAATGTTGACAGGGTAACTCGTATTTTGAATAGGGCTTATAATGATTTGCTTAACCGTTTATATGCCTATACTAAAGAACGGGTGCTGGAAGAGAGTAAAATTGATGATTTGTTTTCGGAACCATTGGAGTATAGAATCCGAATGATGGTTCCGGTAGATTTCTCTAAGACAACGGTGTCCGCTTTGGGCGAGTATCTTCATGAGTATATTGTTGATATTGTTTTGGCGGAATGGCTGAGTATCACCAAGAAGGATGAAGTGGCTACATGGCAGGAAAAGGCAGATGCTGCTTTGGGAAGAGCCAGGAGTATGATAAATGATAGAGTAGGGGCTATTCAAAGGAAATTGTCTGTTTTTTAATTTCTATTTTGTTTTCATGGGTTTGTTAGTTTCAGGGTGTCACTTTAAAATGTGACACCCTGTTTTCTTATCGAAGCTTGTTGTTTTGCCGGTAGTTGAATGAAACTGATGTTCCTGAAAGACTTTCACCGGAATCGAACTCTGTGATGATGACAAAGCGGAAGTATTTGAAAGGTGTACCTCGGAAGCTTCTTAAATAATGGTCTTTGCTAGATGTTATAAAAAACCAATTATTTAAATCACGAGAACCATAAATGGCACTTTTGACGTGCCCTTTGGCGAATACTCCACGATGTACACAGGAATCTATTGTTTTGAATAGGTCTGCATCTCCCAATTTTAATGGCCGGGTAATGAATATGCCTGGTATTCCTACTATTCTTGTCTTATCAATATTTGATAAATTGACAAGTTCATTATTACTAGTCATCACATACGAATCAGGATATGAGTTGACAGCGGATATGAAGTTAGATGGTAACATACTCCACATCTTTGATTTAAAAGACCATACATAAGCATATGAATACTCTTTATTGAAAATAATGATGCGTTGGTTTTTGTAGTCATATGACATACTGCATCCTTTAGAATATTTTTGGAATGATGCAAATTTGAATTGTTCACTTGTGAACCCAGATATAGTCAAGAGTTGGTCGAATCCATTTAACAAGAATACGTCAAATAGTTCATTGTTAATTCCTTCTGATATGCAGATGCTTTCTGAACCTTGAATAAGCATTATTCCACGTTCAGAAGAAAATAATACAGCAGTATCAATTTGAGTAATAGAGTCGGCATTATTGCATACGTCACGGGTAATCGGTTGTATAGCACTGAATGTTCCTTCATTTGAAACTTCTAAGGCCCAAATTCCTTCATCCGTAAATGCATATAGAGGGAATTGACCAAATTGTCCTTGTGAAAGCGCTTTTGTAGCAGAACGAATACCCAATATTTCTCCAGAACCAACAACATTCACTCCACCAGTAGTTGGCAGAAATGAAAAAGGATTATTTACTTCGGAAGTATATATTTTGTTATAATATGGTATTCCACGGTTTGTATTTGCAAGAACGCTAGTGTCAAAATCAGAAACGAAGCTGCCTAATGAGTTGTTATATGCTCCATTGAGAGATTTATGCTCTGTAAGTTTTGTACTGGAGTATGTTTTTCCTCCATAATCATCTTCCCTTTCGATAATAAGCCTATACGCTTTTGGATTAGGATAAAAGAAAAAAGAGCTTTTAATATTCATTTCTATGTTGCTGATTACATTAACCATAACATCTTGTTTCTCAGACTCAATAAAGACATAAGCTTTATATTTATATGTTTTTTTGATAGCTTTCTTGGTGGAATTGTCATACTCTCCATTAAGATACTGAATACACGACTCTAGTGGAATACTTGGTGGAAGTATTGTTATATTGGCTAAATTTAGTCTTGAGTTATAAGTAAACGCATGTTTAGCTACAAGAGTACCGCTCTGTTGGCTGTCTCCTTTCATAACTTCTCTGCCTTCTAGTCCATTAAGTACTCCGTTTTCTATTGGAACGATTTTTTCACCTTTTGCTATATTTTTAATATCAATAGAACTTATCAAGTAGAAAGGTAATGCACCGCTAGTAGGGAGAAATTCCTTGCTACCAATGGCAATAAACATCTGTTGTGAGATATTGTCTCCCCATATTTCTGACATTTCATATTCTCTATGTATCAATTTACCGGATGTGTCTTTTTCACCAATAGACATCTTTGCTTTAACAGAGGCGAAAGCATAATATGGTGGGAATACAAAACCATATGGTCCAATGGAATGGCAGCTATTTTCTTTATCTATTCCATTTAAGTTGGGGGTTATAAAAATATCAATGCTCTTTATGAGGTCCGTCCAATTAGCTAATGACTCTTTTATCTGATCGAAATTTATTATCTCATAATATAGTGAAGAGGACAAAGAAAAAATGGCCATATTTATCCCATTGACCTGTCCATTAAAGGTGCTAAATCCTAAAACCCTTGTCAGATAAGGAACCCCTTCGCTAGGGGTCATTTTAATGGGGGCGGAGAGTATATATAGGCTTTCGTCATATAGTCTATATGCATATCTTATCATAAATGGATATTGGAAGTTGTTCAGATTCTTTGTATTTGCTGAGTCTGAATCGATATATGCAAATATGACATTTTGTGTCGCTTGAGCTGCTTCGTATGATAAAATGTAGTTATTTAAAAGACCTGAAGATACACCTCCTGCTGAAAAGCTGGAAGCTAGGATTTCTGAATTTTTTCTGGTACCTTGTAGCCTGAATGAAATAGAAGGAAACTCAGGTTTGTCTCCCATAATAACATAATTACCTGATTTGTATAAAGCATATATTATTCCTTCATTAGTAAGTATTACTAAAGTATTTCCAATCGAGTTTATTTGATATAGTTCTCTGTTGGGAATTGTAGTAATGCCTTTTAGGTTAGTTGCATCATCTGTGAAAAAGCATATCTTTCCATTCTTTTCTCCTTCTTGGGTATCATAAACTATATAGTTACAATAATCGGATGTTTTATGAATATACAATACTGTTTGTCCACTTTCAAGCGTGAAAAGAATTTCCGGTGGAGTTACCGGAACCAGATTGCCATTCTCATTAACAAGATTCATCATTGAAGCGATGTCTCCGTCCGGACAATCATACTCGGATGGACTGCTGGTAATTCCTGAATATTTAATTTCTTGTATCATGATTGGTATAAATTATTTCGGGTGATAAGATGAATCGCTTTTCCAAACATCGGTAAATTTACCGATTCCCCAACGGTAAGATGTGCCTCTTTCTTTCCGGAAAGTTTGATTATGGCTGAGGCTAGCGGAGTAGACCAGACTCGTAGGAAGTTGCTGCCTTTGTTTACCTGCCGGCAGATTGCACGGGAATTGGAATCTGCTGACCGTCTGGCGACGTAAAGATAATATTCATCTTCTTCTTTCCATACATTAATTGCATCTCCTGGTTTTAATGACAGTAGAGTAGCAACTTTGGCTGTAATGTCAATTCTCCCGTTTGGTCGGAAAATAATATCAGGACGACGGTGGGTGTCTAACAGGCTACACATATGGCTTATGGATTTTAAAGTATGTACGTCCTTTTACTTTCTCTTTCGTAACAGATAGCTTGCACTTAGTTATCGTTCCAGGTAGCTTGAAGTCGTAAAACATTCTATTGACTGTCGGGTTAAGTGTTTCAAATCCGATTGACTTGTGCTTACTGTTGTATTGTAGGGTAGAGTAGTGGACATTATCATTTTTTGTTTCTTCACTATTTATTATAAATCCGAAACTGTCTTCTACGCGAAACACGAAAATGCGTATGTCTTCCGTATTCTCTACATTCATAGCATTATATAATTCCTGGTTTATTGTCATGGAATTATCTGAAGCGTCGGCAATGATATAGAAATGCCGACGCAGTTTGAACCAATTTATTAATTTCTGAATCATAAAGCAAACATAGTTCTATGTAAGGTAATACGTTATTTATCTATTAATCTTGTGACATTTGTAGTCTTTGAATGATCGGAATGAAACAGTTTCAATGTGGATAAATGAGCGTGTGGTTAATAATTGTTCCTTGTGTCTTTGGGCATCTTCTGGAGACGCAAAGATAAAGGATGACATTTCGATTCTATCTGTGCCACGCGTGTTGATGATGTTTGCGTAGTACTTGTGCCCGAATAGATGGGCTAACAGGTTGGTGAATACAGTTTCTTTTGGCATAATATTTATATATTATTCGTTGGTTAATATTTCTGTTTTGCTACGAAGCTTTCTAATGAATGCTTTTACTTTATTCATTAGAAGTTCAGAAATGTCATCTGCTCCATTAGCAAAGGATACCTGATAAATCATATCAGTGTTTTCAGACATGAACTTAATATGGTTCTTTGCCTCTTCTCCGACTTGAATGATTTTATTGAACATCTCTATATTGTAGTCTGGATGATATTTTTTGAGTATCTGATCAGAATCAGATGATAGTATTTCAATCATATCACAGAGGAAAATAATAGTATTAGTATAAATGTTCATATTCTCCCTGTCTTCATCAGACATATCTGCCATGAGAGTGTCCATACGTTCGGACTGACCTTTATAATTGGCTAGATAGTTGTTAATGACTCTTGTCTCCACTTCTTTGATTAGTTTTGCTAAACGGGAAACTTCAACATAATTATAATCTTTTAGGGCCTGGCTTTTCTTTTGTAGCAATACCTGCATCTGAGGTTCTTCCCGGATGCCTTTTTTCATTTGTGCTACAACATCAGCAGGTAGGTCATTGATTGTTAATTGGGTATTTTTTATCATAATGGATATTTTGTAATTTATAGCTATTTTCTGAAAAACAGGTCTCCTGCAATAGAACGGGCCGTATCGTCACCGGTTAACCGGATATACCGGAAGAAATTCTGTTCTGTCCGATGCCCGGTGAGTTTCATTATCTCCAGTGTCTTCATCCGTCCGGTGAGATACATATTTGTTGCCGCACTTCTTCTTGCCGTATGACTAGATATTAGTTCCCACTTCTCACGAGTAACTGTTACTAGCTTTCCGCCTTTGGTATAAGAGAATGTCACTAGGTCATCAAGTCCGATTTCTTTCATAATTACTTTTAGATACTTGTTGACGTATTGAATGCATAAACCGCTGGGAACACATCCGTTGTACTTCTCGAATATCTCTTTCACATAATCATGAGCCGGGACTTTTACATCAACGTTGGTTTTCTTTGTCCGAATCATGATATAACCGTTTACCAAGTTCCGGCTTGTAAGCCTTGAATAGTCGGAATACCGTAGAGCGGTAAGACATCCTATGACAAACATATCCCTAATTCGCTCCTTAGCTTTCCGTTTATCCTGCTTCTCAAACTTGTAGTAGTATATCCTAGTGATTTCATTCATTGAGAGGAACACCGCATTTGTAGGCTCGCATTTCAAATCAATCTCATCGTAGGTAACATCTACTGCATAATTGTATTGCGATGCTCTACGGATAAGAGATTGCATCTTTAGGATGTATCCGACGATGGTGTTATGTCTCAATCCTTGGTCTTCCAAATAGACAATGAAATCATCTAAGAATTCAGCCGTTACAGAATTGGTGAATATATCGCAATCATATTCTTCTGAGAAGTTATCTATGTGTTTTATGATAGCATCATAAACGGCTGCATAGTGTTCAGACTTGCGTCTGCTGCGCTTTTCAAGAACATCCCGGATGAAGTCAGTGAAGTATATTCCTTCAAGCGGTTTCTCCTGCCGGAAATGGTTAATGTAGTCCTTGCGTACTTGGACGGTCGGGACCGGTTGTGATAATTGTAATGCTTTGGCCGTATCATTTAAAAGGTTATTATCTTGAAATATCTCATATCAGGTTCTTGCGAGAATTCGTATATTTGACCGACGATGAATAATTGCTTAATCATCAGGAGTGGAGTTAATGTACAGCACTCCTTTATACAGATATACTTCATATTAGTCCTTTTATTAATCAATTATTTCAAATGTAACTTTCACTTTTTTACAGCGAAAGCCTTTCTTATACATCTATTATTCTATAATAAGTGGATTAGAATTTCATTTTTTCTAGTTTTTCAATCTGCTTACGAAGAGAAGCAATCTTCTTTTTTCTCATATCTTCCGCTTTCTTTAGTGCTTCTGATTTTTCAGTAAACGCATCCTTTCCTATATAATGAAATGAGAAAGAACCATCTCTCACATAGTCATTTTGATTGTTGAACGTGGATTTATGAATATCCGCTTCTATTTCCCTTATGCCTGATGTTAAGGCATATTTTGTTATAAATACTTTTGTCATATATATATTTCTTTCTATTCTATTTAGAGGTATTTCTTTAATTCTTCTCGATCTATAAAAAAGGCACATGCAATATACTTACCTGGTAACCCCATTGTTTGGGCGAATGCATCATCTCCGCAAACTTTTTCAACCCCAAAACCAACGATTGAGCCGCGCGGATCATCTTTAACATCGACTATCGTAGTGGTCATTCTCAAACCTTTATTGTCATCTGCTGCCATTCTCTTAATAGCATCTAGAATTTTATTACCATCACTATTCATTTCTAAATTTATTATTAGTTAAAACTCTTTGATTAATCTCCAATTCTTACTAAAGTATTGTATTTTCCAGTTTGGGTGACAATTTAGTTTTTTCCCTTTATTATCACCTTCTAAAAAATATACATCCAGATTAGCACTACTATTGTGCCCAACTATTATCCCCTTATTACCGTGTACTTTAACATTCATCCCAACATAAGCAAAAGGAATACCCCTGTATTTTGCATTATCTTTAAATGCTTGTGCTGTTTTAGGACTATCTACACGGCAAATAATGGATAGAAAGCAATCATCCGCACAGCCATCCAACATGTGTATATAGGCTTGCTTTGCTTGTCCAGTAGATGTAGCAAAAGTACTCCACCAATGTTTACCATCAAGAGAGCATTTATAGTATCTTGGAATTACTTTTTTATTCATATCTTTCTTATGAGTAACGTTCTAATAATTTCAATTTCAACTCTTTTGCTTGTTTGAACGTGCCTCTCCACGGAAAGCAACCGTCATACATAGTTGCCCAAGGTAGATACCATGCCCGCTTGACTTCCACTTCGTAATAACCGGGCGTTGCCGGTACAATTCTTACTTTTGCCATAATATTCCTTTCTATCTATTTTGGTTATTATTATTTCTCTGTGACAATACAGGGAGCCTTCTCTTCTTTTAATTTTTTGATAATAAATTTGCCGGGCATTTTTATGCCCGTAGAGGAGCGAACGGTCTTGATGAGCTCCCATACGGGGTGTCCGATTTCTCCATAATTGGACAGAGATAAAATTTGCGTTTGCTCGTTTTGGGAGATTCGAAGAACTTTCATAGTTTCCATCAGTCCGTCACAATTTCGTGGTATTCCATCTCTTTTTGATAGAGAAGAAGAGAGAAAATTTCCACCACTTTCCTCATGGGGGGATATAGGGGGATTTTCTTTTCTTTCCTTTTCTTTTCTTTGTGTACTTTTTCCTGAGTTTTCAGGTGTTTTTTCGGGAATAATAGGTATTTCTTCGGAAGAAATGTTTTTATCCTCGGAAGGAATTAGGTTATACTCTTTTATTCCACACTTTCGACGGGCTTGAAAACATACGAACTGGTATCGTTCTTGAATACCTTTGGATGTTAACACTGATTCTTTTTCGTATAATTCCTTAGAAAATAATCCGATTGAAAGACAGCACTTAATAACTTCCAATATATACGACTCATCAAATCCCGTTTGTTCCGAGATAACGAAAGCCAACTCATTGTCCTGCCTTATATAATACCCTTCTTTATAGATATTACATAGCAGTAGAGCATATATTGTGATAGCTTTGCCGCCTTGGTATTTGATTAGTTTTCTAATCTTGATATCAGAAAAGAAATTAGTGTCTAAAGGAAAATATTCAAGACCTTTTTTAATTTTTCTTCCCATTTTACATTTCATTAAAGTAGTCTGTAATCTCCCGGATGAAATCATCAATAGAACGGCAGATGACATACTTGTTTCCAGTTGATTCAACTTCCTTTTGCCACGCTTTTTGTGTTTCCTTTTGCTCGCCTGTCGGAGTTTTCATCTCTATACAAAGGCTTCCATAAAAGCGGTTACTCTTTAAAAGGATAAGATCTGCAACACCAGGAATAACACCTTCTTCTTTCAGCTTGGCACCAGTAAGGGCATCACGACGACCACCATTCGGAACTGCAAAAAGTGTATATTGTAGTTTTGGGTATTGTAATTTAAACCATTTTACACAAGCGGACTGAATACGGTGCTCTTCATCATCCGGCTTTTTGCGGGTCTTTTTCTTTTTCTCTTCTTGAAGAAATTCGTCGTACTTCATAGGTTTTACTTTTTAGGAATTGTTTCTTTCTTTGTTTTGCTTTGGTCAGGCGAAACTTTTGTGTTCTTTCCTGTCTTATCAATGATGATTGCTTTACCTGATATAGTAAGGGTTGTTTTGCATCCCTCCGGCAGTTCTGATATGAATCTGCGTACAACCGGAGAATTGGCTGATTTGTTTATGCTATCATCCGCATTCTTTTCTTCCTCATAAGGATATACGTCAATAATGGCTGTCTCAGATACAGAAGCAATCTGATAATCTGCCATGGTTCCTTTCATTCCTTCATCCAGCTTCTTGACAGCATCCCGTAGGTCGGCTGCTTGTACAAGAATGCAGGTGGACGTGGTTCTTTCTTTACCACTTTTATCAAGGGTGATAAAGTTAAGCTTGCATTTAAAATATCTGTCAGCACTTTCTTCGTCACTGGGGAATAGTTCGCTGTAGTTGGCACGTTTGATGTCAGATACAGTAAACTCTCCAGATATGAATGGAGTCATTTCTTCGATGATTCGTGCTTCGGCTTCTGTAAAGCTAAGTGCATCAACGAGATAAGGTTCTGTAACCTTTTTCTGCATTCCGTTTTCCATTACTTTCTCATAACGGATTTTGCATTCAAACCATGTGTGATGTATCATTTCTTTAATTTATAACCACTGTTAATATTTATTTTATATTTATCTCCATAATGGAATCTCAAATCATTTACTCCATAAATGCATTCTAGTGATTCTTTACGTAATATGAAGTCGTGCAGATCTTCTAGAGCTTCAAGGGGCGTTGATATCTTTACTTCCTGGCTCTGATGATAAGGTTTCATCAATATTTGAGGTGATGAAGCCTTAATGTCTTTCCCTATGTAATATACACCATGGCGGACTTCACCTTCTTTTCTTTCATACATTTTACTCATAATCATGCCGTTTGTACGGATGAGCTTTTTACCAAGCTTCTTGAACATTTCATATCCTTCTTGGAAGGATGAGGCATAGTATGTTTTCTCATACTTACCCATGAAGTGTGTGTCTATCTGATAAATCATTGGTAATTTCCTTTTTTAGTTTATTATTCATTTGTTTACATCGTCTTGCTAGATCTTGAATGGGAGAAGTAGGCGGGGAGCTGCTTTCTATGTATCTTGAGCACTGATGGAGTAAATTCAGTATCTGCTGAATCCTTGTTTTACTTACTTGGGGCATAATATTAGCACATTGGTTTTTCTTTTTTTAGATTATTAATTTGTTCCTCGTAATAGTATATCTTATCCTGATAATCGGTTTCTGACATTTTTGATATGTCGTTCTTCAGTCGCTCAATTTCTTCTACCTTTTCTTTTCCAAATTTTCGTATTAGAGCCTTGCGGAACTCTTCTGAATTGCCACCCTTAAAGAAATTGCATGTGCGACATTGTGCATGACAGTTATCTTCATTGTATCGAGTTGCAGAATGCCTTTCATTGATATAATAACCACAATCAGAACGTTCGAAAGGTAATATACGACCGCATGATATACACTGGAAGGTTCCATCTTTTCTGGCATCGCGTAATCGAATGAAAAGATGAAAGGTCTTATCTAATATCTCTTTTAGTTTATCAGTCTTCTTTTGAGACCGGTAGTATCTTTTGTTGAACATTGTTTTACTTAGCTGGTTTCCATTCAATTGTTATTGTAGCATCAAGTTTACCACTCCCTTTGCAAACAGGACAATCTATTTTGACTGTTTCGCGTTCTTCCTCTCTCCAAAACCAACCATTACCATGGCAATAGCTACATTTATGACTTGGGCTGGTAAGACTTTCTATTCCTCCACCTTCGTTTAAAAACATAGGGGGAGTAACTGAAATGAATTGTTTATTTTTACTCATATATTTAATTTATTTGACGATAAGGCCTATCTCAATATAATTCAGAACCATCACACAGTTCATCTAAGTAATCAAAGCTTCTGTTCCAATCTTCAAAAGCTTCTCCTAATGTTATTTCATGTTCTAAATCATTTTGGAATATATGAACATCTATTCCTCGCAATATTCCATAATAATACAGGCAAGATATAGTATCTGAGGAGTTTGTATATTTTTGCACAATTGTATTTCCGTGTTCAATTATATCATCAACAAATAGTTTTGCTTGTTTAACAGCTAACAATGGGTGCCGAGGATCATTGATTAATTTATCATCCACTTCCTTACCAGTAATTATCTGAAGTATAATCTTATTCATATCCGTACCAAAAGAGTGTTTTCGCTCATTATTGCTCATATTTCTTTTTGATTTCTTCTTCCTCTCCATTGTAGAAATCCATTAAGAAATTATTAGCTTCTTTTTGGAGCCTATCCATTAATTCACGCACCATTTTCCCTTTAGTAAACTTATCATGTTCATAACACTTTATCGAAGGGAATTTGATTGTAAATCGAAGCTCTGAACCTTCTTCATTTTTCCATCCTGATAAAGTAGAACCTATATCACCGGTCTTTATGCCATAATCGATATAAGCTTCTTCAACTTTTTCAAGTGCTTTATCATCAACTTGATATTGTTGCCAAATATCCCAATCTAATATTTTTGTAGATAATTTATCGGCAAAAAATGGGACTGCCTCTTTTTTTAATCTATATTTTTTCATTACTACTACTTTGAATTACGCTAATTAATTCGTACATACTTTCCTGCAATATCACAGGTTCTTAATATCTCTGCATTATCTTCACCGAAAGCAACTAAAATACTACCACAACCAGGTGAATCTCCGCGAGTGCCATCCGGTCGAAAGAAACGAATTCGGTTGCGCAAAAACTTCATCGCTGTTGCCTTCTCGAATATTACATCTTGAAACATCTTTGAATCACAACGATTGAAAAGTAGAGCGATACCGTTGCCATGCTCTGCCAACCGTTTAACGAAACGTTCTATAAGAGGACGGGAATAAGGTGGATTTAGCCAAACACGACCTGCCCAATCTTTTGTTAATCCGTCATGGTTCTTGTTGTACATTTTTGTAGCTGTTTGCCAAAGCGGGCTAATCGGAGCACATGGATCTAAATCGAACTTTCCCAATGCGTCTATAATTTCCTTCGGTGTGTACCATTCATCGGTGGTATTAACCGACTTCTCAAAAGATGTATTCATTTCTTTAGTTGTTATACGTTAAACCTCTATCTCAAACTGCTCACTTTTTGCCGATGGCATACATTCAAGAATGGAAGAACCTACTGAAACGTAATAAACACCATCTTTTTCAAGTGGAAGCCAATGGAAGTAGCGTCCTGTTTCTTCGTGCATCACTGGAATCCCAAACCTATTAAGAGGCTTACCATCTATACCTCGGAATTTTTTACACCATTTGTCTATAAATTCTCGACCCTCCTTCTTTCGTTTATTGATTTTCCAACACGGATGCTTCTTATCTTCATTATTCAGAACCAATTTTTCAGGAACAAACTCCTTGTTTTCAAAACCTATAAGTGTATAAAACCACTCGGCAGTGAAGCCAAACGCCCAAACATAACCGATGCTATCTGGTCTTGAACCGCAATATTCCTGAATCATATCTTTAGCTTCGTCTTGTTCACGCAAAAGCCGTTCATTCATTTGTTTCAGTAGCTTCTCAAGCGCTGAACCTTGTTTTGCTATTATCTTCATATCTATTCTGTTATTCGTTATTTATCAAATACCGCACAAATATTGATGTATGATTCACAATCAACATACTCATCATTTTCCTTGCAATCACCTCGACATGGGCAATCTTTACACAATGCTTCAATAACGAGTTTTTTCATGTCTATCGCACCTTTCTGATAAGCTATCATCAAATGACACGTATCACTTGAAAGATTTGTTTTTTTTGCGAACAACTTACTCATATATTGAATACGTGTATCGCTTTCCCGAATCGCAGTAGCTGTATTATCCTGCATTTCTTCTATATTAAAAAGAGTGTTTTCGCTCATACATATTCTTTTTTAATCTTAAAGTTATCATTACTCTATCCCAAAGTACAAGATAGCTTTCCCAATAATCCTGAAAGCTAAAATAGTACCAACTCATTTGCAAATACCATATTGGTAAATAAACAATAAATATGGTGAGCCACAAAGGGAGTAGTACCCATCTAATTATTAGTTTAAATTTGCTCATTTCTAAGTTGTTATACGCCTATTCATAAGGGTTTGTTTTACAATATTTTTTATTCTCTGACATATTCAGTAGCTTATTTAAAGACTCATCTGAAAGAAGATGTTTGTTGCTAAAGTTTCCAAGCATTGAACGAGGCTCAATATTTTCATCTCTCATAAATTTCTGTATCTCGTATATATGAAAAAGTAAACCTTCACAATCTACTGCATAGTATTCAATGCCATCGTCATTACTGGCCGATACTTCGTAACCAATCCATCCTCCATCACCCATATAATTGCTTATCTCAATGTTACGGCAAAAACCGTAACTGATCAGCAATAGTCTTAGTACATCTTTTCCACTCATATTTTGTTAGTTTTACTTCGGATATAAATTTCATATCTTTATTTTTTAATCTTAAATTCTATCTAATTATCTTTGTATTCAATTAAATAATTTATTTATGGAACAGCTATTTGTCACGATTAAGGGATATAAAACCAAAATTGATTTGGATGCTTTAGAAGAGATTTATGTAATATCTAAATCTGGATGTGCAGAAATACATATCCAGCGAAAAGGTAAGCGCTATACTTATCTAACTTCTGACAAATATGATAATGTCATAGCAAGAATTAAAAAGCATCTGCTAAACTTTACCAATTAAGTCAAGTTTATTCTGTTTTACACAAGCTATAACTTTGGCACATTGCTCACCATTTATTCTCGCAGATTCTACTCCGGTGGACGTTCCTCCGGCACCACAGAATAGATCGACGTATAGTAGATTTATATTATTCATTTTTATTCTGTTTTGAGCCTTTTCAGGCTACGTTAATATTCAATTTTTCTTTTATAAAAGACAGGATGTGGACGATTACATCTACTGTCCATCCATTGCCGAGCATTCGGTACTGCTGCGTGTCGGAACACTCCCATTTATACCAATTGGGGATCGTTTGCAATCGGGCGCATTCGGTAGGAGTCAGACGACGTATCCTTGCAATTCCCGTGAGAGTCATACCGTTTGCCTGATTACCTTTCCATGATGTTGCTAAAAGGGCATTTGCTTTCTGATCCGCTGATTTATAGTTAGCATTCTGTCTTTTACTTAGAGGCAAATCCTTTTCTATGATCATTCCTACATGAGATGCAATATGCGTATCTGATTTCTGGTCGGTATATAAAATTGTACCGTATTCGCTTACTCCAGATTTTCTGTAGTCTCCCCTATGAGGACGTATTCCTCTATCTGTATACGAGAATCCTTTGACTCGAACATCTTCCATTATTAAGTTATCCTTTTGAACACTTGTCAAACTATTTGTCTTTCCTGCTAATTGTGGCTCTAAATGCTGTTTCCCGTCTTCACGTCCACGCATGGCAACACAAATATAATCCCCTGTCCAATTAGTATAGCCTCTAGCCATTAATGGGAGAGCTTTATCTTCTGAATCAATTTGTGTATAGCCTTTCTTTAATCTAAATTCTTTAGCTATATATTCCAAGCATTTAGAGGTAACATAATATTTTTCATCGACCTTGTCTTCTAATATATCCTTGAGGAAAATTCCCTTATCTTCCGGCTGCGGTATGTCCGAATGCAGCTCACCAAACAGTCCATTTCTCCTCGTCCGGATATTTGTCCAATATATGCGCCTCCGATTCTGTGCTGATACCAAGGCGGAATTGATATGCACACCATATACACCGATAGCCTCGCTTAATACCCTTTCCCATTTCTTACCCATTTCTACGTTTTCCAACAAGAACAGCACATTAGGATTGTATTTACGAATATCGGTTAGGATACGCATATACTCCCAAAACAGATAAGACTCTCCTTCGAATTGAAAGCCTTCCTCTTTTAATTCCAGGTAGCGATTCAGGGTGTATATCTCCTCTTTGTCGGTAGTGGACATCCCGACACGTTTCCCGGCAAAAGAGAATGACTGACAAGGGCTGCCACCTATCAACAAGTCAATTGGTTCCAACTGAGATACATCTACCCGGGTGACATCTCCGAGCTGAATTGTGTTCGGGAAGTTCAGTTGTGTCTGCTTGATGGCGTGCTTGTCTACCTCGGATGCGTAGTACACTTCCGGGATAATGCCAAGCTGCTTCAAAGCAATCTGACCGCAGGACATGCCATCGAATAAACTTAGTACATTCATCTCTTTCTTTTTATTAGTCAAACACAAATACTTTTAAACTCCGATTGAGAAATCTTTCCTTTCTCTTTGATTACTCCAAAGAAAGAAGTAGCCGGACAAACGTATGCGTCTGTCGTTGTAAGGCAAACGCCATCAGAAGGAAAGTATTCACAACCTATACCGTTATCCCAATCTATATACTTTTGGGCTTCTATCGCTACTTTATCGCAATATTGCCTATATAAAATGTAGGATTTTTCGACTCCGTTTATCAATCTCTTTATATTCATTATTATATTGTTATTAGTTAAACTCTATCTTCTGCTGCAGCACTTCGTCTGCATAATATTGATTGAAACTTTTATCACTTATCCACCAATTAAACCCAAATTCGGCATCGGTGAAGTTACGATTGAGATATCCCGCATCAATCAGTTTTTGAATTGTTTGTATCCACTTTCGCTTCACATGAGGAAAACGCTGGCAGTCTTTTAGCTTCTGTTTGTAGTTAGACATCGGGCAAAGAATACATCCAATACGCTTATAGCCTTCATCGTATAATTTGCAGTGCGGTATATTATTTGAGTTAAGATACTGCCAAACTTCACGTTCAGTCCAGTAAAGAATAGGCGAGACAAGAATCTTATCTTTTCCATTGACGCATGTAACCATATTTTCTTTATGCTCGGAAAATAGGTCGAAATTCCCGCTGAATTTATGGCTGCTAATCTCAATTTCTTCACGTTTAGAGCGCCGCACACTTTCAGCTTTACGAATGCCGATCAAGGTGACTTTACCTGCACCGGACATTTCTTTAAATTCAGCACAGCACCAGCGCATCGTTCGTGTAGGAATAATATGCTTTTTTAGAGCCATGTCATAAATAGACATTTTAGGCTTTATCAGTTCCACGTCTGGGTAATTCCTCTTCACAAATCGAATAACGTCCGGAGGGTCAATGCTCGTAAGGTTCATGTGAGCCTTGAATTTTACTCCTGCCATTACCGCAAGATGGTAGAGGACTTGACTATCCTTGCCGCCGGAGAAAGCTAAATAAAAGCCATTATCCGGGTCGTAGTCAAGTGCCATCTGTTCACATTTGCGAAGTAAAGCGATAGAGTAATCTATTTTAGATTGCAGATTCATTTGATTCCTTTCTATCTTGGATTTGAATTATTGTATTCAATAACTGATTAAGTGATAAGTAACTGTTCCGAATGTGGAATTTTCAATCCGGCATACGGCTCTTTTGATAGTTCCTCTATTAATTTCCCCTACCAAGAAATCATAATACTCCTTGGTGATTTGGTTTGCAGCCGTTGCAGCGGTTATATTGCAAACTTCGGGATGGCTATTAAAATGTGTTCCCATTTTCTTTTGTTCCGTTAAGAATTAAACTTGTGGCATTTGGACGCCATATAATTCACATAGCCTATTGAATTGTTTTTTAAGGAAAGAAGATGTTTCAATAGCTCCTAATATTTCTTTTCTACTTGTATCTTTACCCTCGATTAATACGATTGTTATACTTCCACCTCTTTTGTCATCAGGACTTGCAGGAAAAGCAAGACACATATATTTTCCGTAATTGAAAAACTTGAATTGTCTCTTACCATCAAAAACCTCAAATGTAGTATCACAATCCAATCTGATTACCTCACGTTCTTCTTCATAACTAAATTCTCCGACAATAGCAGTAAAGCTATGTCCAGAAATGCCGCCTCCTTGAGTTCCAAAATATGCTACTCTTTTACTCATATCTTTTTATATGCCATTTAACTTTTCTATCACGCAGATAAGTTCCTTAATGACTTCTTCATTATTACTAGTAGATGCTGCCAGCAAAGCGTTTCCCAATCCTTTTATAGTGTACTTTATCTGTTCTACATTTACATTTGAATCTTGGGAGAAGGCTTCATTTTTTGTTCTTAATTTATCATTCTCTTTACTTAGTTGATCTATACTTTCTTTCAAAGAGATGATGAGCTGGTCTTTTAATATGAGCTGGTTTTTCAAAGATAAAATAGTTTCTTCCTCTTCAATATTCAGAGAAGAAGAAGCTTTTTCGTCTTTATTGTTCTCCAAGGTAGGAGTGGGAGATAAGTGTCTTTCTGATTCTCCTGATGAAATAGGTGCGGGTGAAGTATATGCCATGATATTTTCATTCTCAGAATTAATCTCATCTTTGAAATCACTCATGAACTTGGCAGATACTCTACCACGCTGTTGCCGTTTTATTGGTATTAGCTCACTAATCTTCTTGATAATTTTCTTTCCTTCAAGAGTATTAATCAATGCACAATAAGCATTGTCTTTTTTTATAATCTCAATTACAGTTCCTCCGTTTGTTTTTCCAGCAGTGTCACTGAACTTGACGATGTTGCCTTGTGTCACTTTGTCCATAACTCATTTTTTATGTTAGTTTTTATTTTGTTTCTTGAAAAATGGATTCTTGATTTGATTGTTCCGATTGGTATATTCATAATTTCAGCAATTTGCTCGTATCCGTATCCGTTAACATAGGCCATAAAAATTCGAAATTCAACAGGGGACAGAGATGCTTTGACCTGTTCTTGTAACTCAAAGTAAATAGAATCAGAATCTGCATCTTGTGAATACCTTTTCATTTCACTGATTGATGCCATCTGCTCATTATCATAGTTATCAGTGGCATTTCGCTCTTCCTTCCGGTAGAGATTAATAAACGAGTTCTTTAAGATTGTTACCAGCCATCCCTTTAAATGGTTTTCATCTCCTTGACGAAAAAGTTGTTTTTTATCCAAGGCCTTTAAGATTGTTTCCGATACAAGGTCTTTTCGATCATCTTCAGCTAGACAGAATTTTTTAGCATAATTGTCAAGAAATGGTATGAACTTTGAAACTAGGGAATCAAAGTCAAAAGTGATATTCGCGTTACTATTTGATTTTATGTTCATATTTGAGTGTATATATAATATGCTGCAATGTGATAAACAATGATGCCAAAGGCTATATAGAATATCAGTGCAATTAATATGGTCTTGAATAATCTCATTTTTTGTTTCTGATATTGATAAACCCCTGTTTCTCTTCTTTCTTTAGAGCTTCCATGTCGTTTCCATTGATTTCGGCTGGAGTTTCTCCATTTATTGACCGGTAAGAGGATAGTTTGAAACGTTCTCTTATTCTCTTTACACATTCTGCGTCTTTTGTTCGCCAACATATTGTTATTTCCATATATATAATGTGTTTGATTATTCTGTATAGAGTATGGACTATCTTCGCAGACCGTCCATATCAGTTTGGGGTAAAACGATTATTTATGTGACTAAGTATTTTTTTATAATAAGGTCCCGAAGTGTATTCTTCGGGACCTGCACAACTAACATCAGCTACTTCATAGAAACACTTATATGCTTTTCGGCTTCTTTCAGTCGTGTCAGCCATAATTATCATGGCAGCCCGTAAACAATATAAGCCTGTTTGTTTCTATTTCTGCTTCATCCTCCTAAAGGCTTGTGGACAGTGGGAGAATCGAACTCCCCAGCCGTACATTGTACGCCAGTTCTATGCAACTGCCCGTATGTCCGTCTTTCCGGACTGCCAACATTATGAACCGCCATGTCGTCACCGTCACCTGCCACATGATTTTGTGGAAATCCACCTTGATAGATACTCTCTGGGACTTATTTCGGATTTACCCTTCCCCTTTCTATCTGCTACTCTATCGGCTTTCCTATTTTCAGACAGACCCGACACCCGTCTTCAATTCGGATAGAGTGGTGCGTTCATTGATACAAGACTGCGACACATGATGGATTCGAACCATCGATCTTCCGCTTGTGGTGCTCTCCCGTTGAGCTAAGAGTATATCTTGAGAGAATCGAACTCTCAACCTTCCACCACACACGGATGCTCTATCCACTGAGCTAATGTGTCATTTTCCCCCAACACTTTGGGGGAGTTGCTATTCATAAATAAAACACAAAATGAAAAGTATATCAGTTCCTCTATGTGAGTGTCGAACCCGTACCCATATTGGCTTAATATATTCTCGACTTCTGTTAATGAAACAGTTTTCACCTTCACAGGCTACGTAGTTCCCGGATAGGCAACCACTCCGCACCGGGATAATGAACAAACCCTAAACCGGGACTGATTACCCGACGATGCTCCTTAACATCGGTTTTCTAAGTAAATGAATAAAGTTCTGTTGTGGAAAGTAAGGGATTCGAACCCTTGTAACCTTATATGTTAACCTGTCAAAACAAACAGGCGCGATAAACCACTCTGCCAACTTTCCATTTACCCGTGTTCGGAAAGAACACGGGATTTTTGATTGTCTATATGTAGAATCTTCACTGAAGAAGAATTTAAAAGTCATACTTACTACTCTACTATCTTTTGCTAGATTTATGCATGACATAAGCGTTTTAAGACTTATGCATACCTGTGTCGGCTACCTTTAATTTCACCGATTAACTCACTGGTTAAGTAGTACCGCTATGTATGTTTGCAACCTGTTTGTCTACTCACAATTACAGGTTTTAGGCTGTCGCCTTGCGGTTGCTGTGCCGATATGTATTTTTATAGTGTCCCTTCTTCCGGATTCGAACCGGAGACCTTTTACAGTAAAGAACTGAAATGCTCTGACCTGACTGAGCTAAGAAGAGGGGAGAAGCCTATCGTTTCAATCAATTGAAAGTGAATCGTAATACTTCTTATTGTCTAAGTATCGTTTGGCGATTTGAAAGTCACTTGAGTCTTTCTCACCTAGTTCAATGGAGATTTGTTCGTAGATTCCTTCTGGCATATCATCTATAATATCTCCGACATAGTCGGGTGAGCTAATTAATCCTATTATTACCCAAAAGGCAATGAAACCTGCGACGAAGATGATTACCTGTTTTGTTAATCGGTTAAGAATCATAATATATCCTCCTGTTTTTTATTGTTCTTTGAGTTCCTTTCCTTTTTCGCTTCTCCTGCTTTCTACAATTTCTATTATCAGTTTCATATTCTTTGTCTTTTTAATTTCTAAATCTGAAATCGGAAGGTATGTCTGTCAAATGTGTATCTCCCTCTGCATCTTCCAAAGTTTGAAAGGCTGCAGCTAATTCGGAAGAGAGGTTCTTGTACAAGTCAATCTTACTTGAGATTGTTTCTCCGGGATGTTCTCGTTGATCTAATAAGTATTGGAGTGTGTCGAGGTCATCCTTAATACGTTCGATCTCATCCTTGAATTTTTGAAATGGACTATTAGTTTTCATATCTATTCGATTATTGGGTTATTTCAAGTCACTGGGCTTTAACCACCAGCCATCGGCTTCTACTATAAATTCTTCGCTTTTATTGTCTACTATTACAATATGGTCGTTATGTAAACCATGAGTGTCACTACTGTCACTACAAGTAAAATGAATAGACGCATTGTACTTTTCCAATAATTGGCACAACTCGCTCTTGAACTGTTTGATATTCTCATCTGTCATAATTCGTCTCTTCTAAATTTATCTTCATTTTTTATGATTAGTTTTGGGGCATGGCATATCGTAATACATCTGAACCTTTACATTCCCACCTGCCGTTTTTTTTATCGGTTGTTTTCACATAGGTGATTTTCTTTTCTGAGGCAAGACGTTCCAGTCTTCGGCGACCACCGACCAAGGATGCGGATTGATTCTTGCTAAAGGTTACGCCTTCAGCGGCCTTCATAATTTCTTGTAGTCTGTCCATATTCTTTTTATTTTATTATTGGTCTCTTGGAAATTACACACCCGTATTCGTTTAGAGCTGTTTTTCTGATTAAATCAGGCTGTTCTCCTTCTGTTGTGAAACGAAGTGCATTGCGAACTGTGTTGTCTGTTACACCAAAGCGTTTGGCTAGTTTGGGGACAACTCCTTTTTCGTACAAAATTTTTGCTTTATAAATTGTCATATTAAAAAGTGTTTATTACATTTGTGGATTAACATTCTCATTTTGATTTTCAAAATGAGTTTATTGTTGATTACGTTTGCAAATATATACGTTAATCCGTATATATCAAAATAAAACATACGGAATAACGTATATATTTTGTTATTTAGAATTAATATAAATAATATGATTATGGAATCATCTATAACACAACGGATTATTGAATTGTATAATAGTACTGGATATAAAAGTGTAAGACTATGGGCTTCGATTTTAGAGATTCCATATACTACCTTATCTGAAATAATGAGGGGCGCTGAGCCAAGATATACTACTATAAAATGCATTCTTGACGGTAATCCGTTAATTTCAGCAGAGTGGTTATTGAGAGGAGAAGGAGAAATGAAGAGAGCTTCCAATACTATAGATAATCCTATCATAGAAGAACTCAAAGCAGAAATCAATCAGCTAAAAGGTGAAAATCGAATACTTCGAGAGCAAGCAGGTCTCGGAGAAAGAAAAGAATCAGATAGTCGGAGTGCGTAATCATAGATTTTAAAACAAAACAAAGGATTGAATAAAACAGGACTGAATAACAGAAAATATGAAAAAGAATCTAATTTATATAAGCCTATGTCTGTGTTTATTTTTAATTGCAGGATGTTCAGGTTCCGATAGTGAACCTGAAAATGTCGAAGTATATTTAGAAGCTAACACCAATCGTATCTTATTAAAAGAAGAAGGTGGTACGGCTTATATAAATATTGCTTCCAATACTAAGTGGACTGTGCTTGTTGAAAATGAAGAGATACCAGTTGTTGAGTTGGATGTTACTCCACTCTCAGGGGATGGAGATGGCACCATTAAAATAACTTATGGTCGCGAGATTAATAAGGTACAGTGCGAGCATGCTACTCTTATTTTTTATTATTATTCCGATGGAAAAAGAGTAAGTAAAGAAGTGATTTTGTCTAGACAAGAAAATGATAATGGAGAAGAGAATATGATACCTTTAACAGCATTGGCAAAAGCTATAAATTCTTTTCCTGCTACATTTAAAACAGCAGATGGCTATAAAATAATAACAACATCTACTGCATTTGTAACTTTAGGTGAAATGTATTATATTAATGGGCTGTATCAAGAATCTATGATTGATCATAATGCAAAAGAAATTCATCTTAATCTCTTGAATGAACCGGTTTGTATAAGTGGTTCTCCAATAGTAATGGATAATATTGATAAATATTCATCTAATGCACCTTTTTATGCATCTAATTATGATGGGATTGCTCCAGGATTTTTTGATGAATCTATTTTGATTGTCCCTTTGTTTTTTTGGATTTATAATGCTAATGTAACTGATATACAAGAAGAATTGAATCGGCATTCTTTTATATTAGTATATGATTCTACAGGAAATTCTGATAGTATTTTGAAATTGTGTTTATTGCATAGTATTTTAGAAGATGAAGAAAAAAGAAGAACAATGCTAACTGTGCAATATTGCTCGTTTAATATATCATCTGTAATTAGTCGTTTTAAATTAGAAAAAGGAATGAGGCCCAGTAAAATAACAATAGAGTACAAAGTAAATTCATCAAGTGATCGTTTAGATTTGGCTAAGACTGAAAAATATACTTTAGATTATAAATTTCAATGA